GGGCAGCGTCCAGCACGGCTGACGGGCAGCGGAGGGAGCCGGGCAGCGTCCAGCACGGCTGACGGGCAGCGGAGGGAGCCGGGCAGCGGAGGGAGCCGGGCAGCGTCCAGCACGGCTGACGGGCAGCGGAGGGAGCCGGGCAGCGTCCAGCACGGCTGACGGGCGCCCGATCAACCGGACTCAAACAAAAAACCGGCCGGAGTCACCTCCAGCCGGTTGTTCAGCTATTCCAAGGATACAGTAGGACAAACCAAATAATCGCCAGCACGGCCGCCAATGGCCGGTTATATCTGGCAAGCCGCGCGGCCGTTTCGTTCCGTTGCGCGCGTGTCGAGCTGGCAATTCCACAAACTAGAAAGATTGCGACAAGCATTAACATTCAAGGGACTCCCGTAGGACATCTGCAACGCGCGCTAGGCGTTTCACGTCGTCCCATGTTGTCGGGCGCCCTAGTGACTGATTCAGGAGTCTCGCGGCTAACAGTTGAATGTCACTGTTGAGCGCCGCGCGCGCTTTGGCTGGCGTGTCTGTCATTGTGCTGACTCCCTCACTAGGTCGTATTCCGCGCGGCCGCGCGTTGCCAGTTCCTCCAATGGATCGTGAGTCGCGTAGGACGTGAACGCCCATAGCCGGCCGTCAATCTCCGCTTGCCCGTCATCGTCATAGGACATCGACTCGGCAACGCATGGCGCGCTAGTTAATCCAACAAACGGATTCGCCTCTCCCGCGTCAAAGGCAGTAAATCCGCCATTGCAGCTATAGGACTCGAATGCGTCCGCCATGGTCGACCAGTAACCGCGAGTCTTGAGTCCCTCCGATATGCTGGCGCGCATTGCGTTGTTAGCCGTGACTCTTAGGTTGCCGTTCGGCAGGATCTTACAGGTTAGCGATTCCATTATTCTAACTCCTCAAAACAGGTGAACGAAACCGTAACCGGTTGGGCTGGACTCATCGGACTCAAAGCTGGCGTTTACTTCGCCGAACGGAGTCCGCCATCCGCACAAAGCGGAAAGTGCATCGCCATAGGTTTGGCCGGATGACGTGAACGAGTCCGCCAGTTCCTTACGATCCCAGAATCCGACGCCATGGCCGTTCCGCGTATAAAGAAAGTCGCGGCCGGCTTGTTCGGGCGAATAGTCGTCCAGTTCATAGGCAAGCGATAAGAGCGGCGCCGCGACTTCCTGAAAACGGGCGCAATCGGCGATGATCGACTCCAAGCTGGACGGATGCAAATCGGAGAAACCGGAGTCGTTCGGCAAGTCGCCGTCCGCTTGACCTTCGCGGATACGCTCTTGCGACTCCTCACTGTCAAATTCCACCATTGGAATCGATGACTGATTAGTGAAAAACAACGCTTCAATGTATCCGCGCGTAAATGCGTCCAGGTCCGCGAAGTCGCGGCCGTCAACCGTTCCCGTGTCGTCTAAAATAAACTCAGGCATAACAGACTCCCTCATGGTTTCATCAATAGGGCGGCCGTTAAACCGCCCTACGGGGAAACCGCGATTATTCGGCCGCCTCGACAATCGCGGCCGATAGGATGCTCCAAACGTCCCGGTATTCTTCAAACATCCCGACTCCGATGCGGTCCATCATTGTGGATTCATCGGAAAGGAGTCCTTCAGCGGCTGCACTATCGCAGTAGTCGACTCGGTCCAGGTGACTCGCCAGCCATTGCAGCCGCTCCGCATTGTAAACCGGAACGAGTCCGTCAATCCGTTCCCATGCGACATCGGAGTCGGTTATGTCGGCGCTGCAATCATCCGCCAGAATTTCGGCCATGGCGTCGACGCATTCGCGCGCAATCCGATAGCTCCAATCGTTCGGCAACTTGTCCCCATGGGCGGCCCGGATTGCGTCCGACATCCATTCTGGCGAACCGTCCTTTAGACAAATGAACGACTCCCCGTTGTCGCGTTGTTTCCGCTGAAATGCGGCCGCGAATTCCTCCGCTGCAGCCGCGCGGCGGCCATCCTCATTCGGCCAAAATCCGAAGTCCGATCCATCGCCTTCAGTGTTGCCGAAATAGAGTCCGGCTGGCGCCCGATCGTTTAGCCGATCCTGCAATTCGGAAACCAGGTCCGAGTCCGACTCCGTTTCATGGATGGACTCAACTCCGATCCTTTCAACGGCCGCACGCGCCTCCGCTATCAAGTCCGAGTCATCCTCATGGCCGATACGCTCCAGTTCAGCCGCGAAACTCGACAACAGGTCGACCGTGCGCAACGTGCCGTGCGAAATGGTTCCGGCTTGAATCTTCATGTTAGTTACTCCTTCAGGTTGATAAGACTCGGTAAAGTTGATTGTTTAGGCAGACTCACGGATGCGCGGCGGCTTTTCCATGTTCCGCACGTATTCGCGCGCCTCACTAATCGCCTGCCTCACCATACCGGGGAAATAAGCGCCATAATTGCAGCCGTCCGCGCGTGACTTCGCCGCGAGTCCATAATGCTCGCAAACGAAATCTTGTGTATCAGCATAAACAGAGCCGCCTAGATAATCGGCTGCAATCTCGACTCCGTCCAGCTCGACAGAGACTTTCGAGTCGAATGCGACGAAATCGCCTGAGTCTAGTTTCGCCTGAACTTCGCCGTCTTCGTCGTCGCCGTCATACTGATAGCCATAATCTTGCTCCAAGATCAGGGAAACCGTGAAACGGCGAGTCCTGAACGTCCAGAGTCGGCCAAACTGATTTCGCTTATCTCTCGACATCTCAGAAACTCCCCTGCAACGTCACAACCGCGCGCCCGATCATCTCGACCAGGGGCAACACAACCGCGAGCGCCGCCGCGATACTCACAACCGGGATAAAGAGAACTTGCATCGACTCGACTCCTTGACTGTCCGAAAAACTTAGGGGCGCCCGCGTGACGTGTCAACCGTTTGTTGAAAAGAGGCGCGATAGGGTTAAGAGGTGCCGAACGTCGAATCGACATGGTCGACCGTTTCGCGCCATAGCCGTTCCGCTTCCCGTTCGGCGGCCGGCTTCAGTTCATCGGGCATAGCGCGCCCGTGAATCGGCACGCTCTTTGCGCGCCATTCGGCTGCAGCCTTCGCGCCTTCTAGGGTGAACGCCGAACTCGACATATAGCCTTGAAACGCAATCGTCCGGCTTTCTCCAGGGCCGGTGTGACACGGGACTCCCTTATGGTCGCCGCGCCAAAAAGCCCATGGTTGCGGAGTCATGATCTTCACGCGATAGCGGCCAATCTTGGCAACGTGTGAGCCGTTCGGCTGCTCTGTCCAGGTCGTCATCTCAACATCTCCTCTACATACGAAACCGCGTCGCGGCGGCTTCCGTGCGACATCGCGCGCCCGATATGGTCGACCGTCCAGAACGTGCCTGATCGGCTGGCAATAAGAGTCACCTTTCGCCCGTTGGCGCGGTTGAGATAGGTCGACTCGTTTCCGTTGATCGTTCCTGCGAACATTTCAGGCGACTCCTTCGATTGGTTCACGGCCGCACCTAATCCGATAAGATCCGGAACCGTTTTCCTGATATTCGCGCAACCGTGCGCGCGCCTCGCGATAGCTGGACTCCTCGCATTCGGTTTCCCAGCCATGTCCGAAACCGTAGTTCCCTTGGACGCGGTAAACGTCTCGCGTTTTCCTTTGGTATGGCATTCCCTTTACTCCTGTTAGAGTGATTCAAAATCATCCGCGACCATGGGCGGCCGCTTCGTTCTCCGCTGATCGGACAGGCGCACGCAATCCCTGCATGCGCCCGTCGAAACGTATCGTTCGCCCGCGTGGCCGGCTCGGCATGCGGCGCCCGTGTAGAACGGTTTCTTGGCGGCCCTAGCCGCCTGTCTGTCCGCTGACTTAATGCGGGGCATTAGCGCGCCCAGGTCCAGCCGGCTGCCAAGGCCGCGTCAAGGTCGACATAGAAACGGGCGCCCCCGTTCGGATAGGCCATGCGAACCTGTAACCGTCCCTTGCGGCGAACGTGCTGCAGGTTCGCCTCTTTCCCGTCGAAACGGTTGCGCATGCGATAGTCGATCATCCGACTCACTCCAAAGTTGACGGTTCACCGTTAGCGAGTCCGCGCTCGCATGCAAGGAAAAACTTAGGGCGATTGTCTTAGGGCTGCAGGTCGGCACAGGTCGGCGGCTATCCCTCGACCATGGGCAGGTCGGCACAGGTCGGCGGCTATCCCTCGACCATGGGCAGGTCGGCACAGGTCGGCGGCTATCCCTCGATTATCTTAGGCCGGTTCGTCCCTAAGCCTTTCACCCCTAGAGATTCCGCGCTTTCTTGCCCGCTCACCTGGCATGTGGGCGGCTGAGCTGCCGAAAAACTTAGGCAAGCCAAAAAACTTAGGATCGGACGCATTCCCTAAGTTTTACTGTGTTACTGTGTTAGTGTGTTACATCGCTAACTCACCTCTTAAAGCATTGATATTGCTCGGTTTATCCGGCTATGGGTCCCTCTGTCGGTGTGTTAGCTGGGGTGAGGAGCGCTGAGCCGCCTTTCTTGGCCCTGTTCAGAGTAACCCCCAGAGCAGATGCCGTTTTTCTTAGGGGAGGCAGATGGCTGCACAGGCACACAGGGTCCGATTTGGACCTGTTGCAGCAAAAACGGCTGATTTGCGTGGGTTTGAACAGATGAACAGGTGAACAGCTTTTGCTATAGAGTATATTTCTGGAAACAGGGATTCAGGGGGCCTTGCGGCATACCCGTGGTAGGGACGAGAGGGGTAAAACAGGGGGCTGGGAGAGGAGGGTTAGTAGGGAAACCCCTGTTCACCCTGTGATCCTGTGACAAACCCGCAGAAATCTGCCGTTTTTGCTGCAACAGGTCCCCTGCACAGGTGGGCGCACAGGTGCCGGATTCATGAAAAAGGGGCCTTTCGGCCCCTGATTCACAAGTTTCTGAGAAGGTTTTAACGAGGTTTGTTTCAGCCCGTTTTGATGCTCATTCGATCAAGTCGACCCTGCCATCCAAACCTCTCATAAACCCGCTGTCTTCCCCACTTGGAGAAGGTCATAAAGCGGCCGTCAGCCTTCCAAGCCGGGATCTTTGACATCGCGCGACCGAGCGTCTGGGCGGTCTGCTGGTTGTAGAGGCCACGGTCCTTACCGAGGCATTCGACCCACAGCTCGATCAGGCACGTCTCATTGCGGAAGCGGGGTTGCCCGTCAGGACCGAGGTCTTCGTCCACGCTACCGGACACAATGGGCGCGTCCAGCCATGCAGCGATCTGCCCGGCGACCGCGTCATCGACAGACTCGACTCGAGCCGATTCCTGAAGCCGTGCGGCTATGTCTCTGGATTCCGCGTCGGCCAGGTAGAGTGGCAGGGTGCCCTTCGGCTGCGCCTTCCGCATCGCTTCGTAGAGCGCACGCGCCTCCGCCCACAACTGGTCGACCTCGGCCATCAGGCGGTCGGTGTCGATTTCATCCACCGAGCAGAAGATCGGCCAGAAGCGACGGTTGCCGGTGTCGTCCTTGAGATATTTGTCGTCGTTGGTCGACCCGATGAAGACGCACTGCCGGTGGTACTCCTGGGCGCGCTTGGCATAGGCCAGGCGGACCTTGTCGGAGCGGCGGCTGATGAACGCCTTGACGTGCCGCACGTCTGCGCGGACGAAGCCGCCCAGTTCAGGGATTTCGAGCAGCCACGAACCCTGCATGGCTTCAACCATCTGCCGAGGGTCTTCCATGTCGCCTTCAAGCTCGGCGAACCATGACTTTGCCAGCGTCGAGATGAACGTGGACTTCCGCTTACCCTGCAGGCCCTGAAGAATCACTGCGAAATCGAACTTGGCGCCCGGCTCGAAGATACGCGCCACGCCTGCGACCATCATCAGGCGCGCGACGTTGCGGGTATAGGCGTCGTCCGGTGCCCCGAGATAGTCGATGAACAGACGCTCGACGCGCGGCGAGCCGTCCCATTTCACGGCGGAGAGGTATTCGCGAACCGGATGGAAGCAGTTCTTCCGACCGACGATGTCGATCGCTGCGCGCAGATCCCGGTCGGGCACCTTGATTCCGTAACCACCCTGCGTTTTCGGTGCCTCGATCAGCGCACGGATCGCGTTGTCCTTGTCCTCGGTCCAGAAGTCGCCGTTGACCGGGTCACGCAGGAACCAAGATGAGCCGTCAAGCTGCAGAACAGGCTTGGAAGCATTCTTGCGACGCGCGGATTTGAGGCCGGGCTTGCCGCGCTGCACGACTTCCTGCGTGAACTCGTTGAACGCGACCACACCGCGCGTCCACACGTCGTTTTCGACAACCAAGCGTAGGTTATGGAGGTTCGCCTTGATCTCACCTTCGTCGGTGATCGCCAAAAGCGACTTCCAGCTCGGCGCAGCTTCGGATTCTTCGACCTTACCTCCATCCCAGTCGTCGTCGGACGCCTGTTCAGCCGTCAGCAACTCGTCGAACTCATCCTCAACCTCGGTCTCTGCGTCCAGATCGTCGAACTCATCGGCCAATGCGACCGACTGGTCGTCGCGTGCCCAGCCAATCACCGTCCGGAAGGTTGTCGGCCGTCGACTCGTGCGCCGGCCGTAGGACCGCCACTTTCCACGAGTGCCGTTCTTCTTGTAACCGGGCCGTGACTTGGAAAACTCCTCGAACAGCTCCAATCCGACCGCGCTGGCGGCAAACTGGTGATGGATCGCCATGCCGATCTGATACCAGCTATCGTAATCGGCACCCCGATGATCGGCCAGGCGACCGAGCCACTTGCGAGCGGCATCTTCGTCGATGTCGGACAGCGGACCTTCGTCACCGTAGAACGGCTCGCCGGTTTCTTCCTTTGCGCCGGCATCCTCTACTGCGGCAGACGGGATTTCGGGTGCGACGCCGAGGTTCAGTGCGTCCAGATCGAAGGGTGTGACCCAGACGTAGGGCTTGCCGGTGTCCGGATGGATCGACGGCGGCATGGCAACCTGTTTGCCGGTGCCGAACAGCTCGATTTCCCACGTCCAGTGCGGCCCCTTGGCGTCAGTGAACTTGACGCCGCTGACAGCCAGCTTGCGCGATTGGAAAGACTTATCGGTGACGAAGTAGAGGTGGCGCGACTCGCCTCCGGAACCCGACTGGACGGTCGGCAGCGCGGTCAGATTGACGCCCGGGAACAGGTCGCGCAGTGCTTCCCATGCGGAACCGGTATCCGATGCGATCCGGATGTCCATGTCGATCACATGGAGGTAGCCACCTTCGACACGCGAGGGTTCACCAAGGCGAACGCCGACGTTGTAGTCGGGCGAATAATCGCTGCGCAGCGTCGCGATCGTCGCGACCGGGCGTTCCTGCCACTTGTCACCGATTGGCCGCTTCTGTTTCGGGTGTAACCAATGGATCGCGAAGCCGGACTCGACGAACGGGCTGACTGTTTCGATCAGGTTCATGCTGCGCCCGATTCCCCGAACTCGAAACGAGCGGAGCGGGCGGCATTGATGGCGGACCTGATGGTTTTTGGGGAGAAATCACCGATCCATGAGAGCATGCGCATCAACGGTGTCTCGGAGAAGTCGGGAGAAGCGATCTCCTCGTGAAAATCGGCTTCAAGCAAGATCGCATCGGCGCTCGGAGTACCGATCAGGAAAACTGCATACCGATTAGTCGCGGTGGTGACACCTTTCAGCTTCCGGCGCTCATTCGCATCAGGCTCAGAAGGCTTGACCTCGAAAAACGCGCTGCCAAGTAGCGTCGAGATACGGAAATCCGGCAGATAGCGGGTGCCGTCAGGCAACTCGAAGCCTTCAACTTCGTAGTCCCATTTCACGCCGAGCGTGTCAAAAAAGACAGCCCAACGGGCTTCGGTACGGCTACGGAAACGATAGCCGCGATAGGTGGTTTCGATCGCCTTGATCGACATGGCACAGCACTCCGTCGATCGAAAAATCAGGCGTAGACGAAGCGATTAAAGTCCTCGATCACGGGCGGCGTGCGACCTGCTTCGGTCAGCGCGGCGACGTTATCCGGTGTGTTGGCGAGCGCGCAGATGGCTTTGGCGTTACCCGGCGTCAGCTTCGAGTCGCGCAGCCACTGATAGACCCGCTCGTGGGAGCGCTTGATGTCGGTCTTCAGCTTCTTCACGTCGAGGGCGCCGCGCTCGGTGACGTGCCTCGGGAATATCTGCATCAGGTAGAGGTAGAGCGGGCTGTCGGTCCAGACGCGGCCTGCTGGAATATCAATGGTCATGTCGCTGGGAACTCCTGTCGATTTCGACCAGTCATAACCGTGGCGGCAGCTAAAATCAACACAATAGGGATTGGATCACGAAAGGGTTGAAAGTTCGTTGGGGCTGTGCGTATATGGCTGCGACTCGGCGGTCGACGCCGGGGACCAATCAATCCAGAGGACCATACGAATATGACCGCACTGACTATCGAAGGCGTTATGACCAGCATCGTCGCACTGACGACCGCGCTGAACCGCGTCGCCGACAACCAGGATCGTCTGATCGCCGGCCAGGCAGCAGCGATCGCAGCCGCCGAGGGCGGTAAGACCAGCACCCGGACGCCGCGTGCGTCGAAGAAGGAGGAGACGCCTGCACCGGCTGCCGGGCAGAAGGTCGAGGAAGTCGTCGAGCCGCGCACCGTCGAGGAAGTCGTCGCCGCTGCGCCCGAAATGGCGAACGTCGATGCTCTCAAGGAATATGTGACCAAGTGGACCGGTGCCGCGACCGACGACGCCGACAAGGCCGCTCGTGTCGGCCTGCTGAAGGGTATCGCTGGCAAGTTCGGCGTGAAGCCCGCCTTCTCCGAGCTGTTCCCGCATGCCGTTCAGGCTGTGTTCCTGATCGAGCGTGCCAAGAAGCTGGGCATCTCGGCTGTCGATTTGAAGGCTGACTACGACTTCTCGGGTGATCCGGCGCAGGATGTCGGCGGCCCGGCTGCCACCAGCGACGACGAGTTCGGTTAAGCGGGGGTGCCGGGCGGCTTCGGTCGCCCGGCGTTCCGTTGAACGCAGAGGCGATCATGGCGCAGAAAGACGATCCCACCTGGGCCGCGCGGACGATGCGCGAACTGACACCCCACCAGCGCGAGTTGGCGATCGTGTACGGCATCCTTCAGGGCGTGGTTGTCGACGGCCGAGAGCGGTTTCGCCCATGGTCGGGTCACGATGATGAGGATCGAGTAGCTTGAGCGCGAAATTCGGCGACCAGTTGCTGACCATCCGCATCCCACTGTGGAAATACGCATTTCGCCTTACTAGAGACCCTGACCATGCAGAAGATTTGCTGAGTGACACGATTTTGCGAGCGCTGGTGAATCACCATCAGTTCGAGCCGGGAACCAACCTGCTGGGATGGTGCAACTTCATCATGCGAAATCTTTTTCTGACAGGCATGCGCAGGCGGAAGTGGGACGGTGGGAGCATCGAAGATCTCGAAGTTCATCAGTTGCCGGCCATCCCGGCACCACAGGAAGCAGCGGTGTACCTGGCCGAGGCAAAGCAAGCCGTACAGCGCATGCCGGAGAAGGTACGCAAGGCCGTCCTGATGACCGGCGCAGGTGAAAGCTACGAATACGTTGCCGAGCAGACCGGCATGGCACTCGGCACAGTCAAATCGCAGGTCTTTCGTGCCCGCCAACGTCTGATCAGGATGTCCGCATGAGCGCCGAAGAACTGCCCGATCACTCAGAGAAGTCGCCGTCATCCGCCGAAGGGTGGACGACCTGCCCGGACTACATCAACGCCAATCGCGGGCTGCCGGACATCACGTCCTACGTCGCCGCCGAGGGCACACACGCCCACCATATTCGCAACGACTGCCTGACGCAGGGCTATGACGCCGCTGGCGCGGTCGGCGAAACCATGAAGGTCGGCGACTGGACCTTCGAGTGGACGGAGGAAGACGCCTTCCTGCTCCAGAGAGGTATCGACCACGTTCGATCCTATGAGGGCACGCTGTACGGCGAACACTGGGTCGATCTGACCGAGTGGCTGGGCTTCGACAGTCACGGCCGCCGGCAGGGCGGCACGCTCGACGTGGGAATCGTCGGGGATGGGTTCTATGTGGTCAATGATCTGAAATGGGGACGCGGCATCCCGGTGCGCGCTCCGCGCAACAAGCAACTGATGCTGTACGCGCTGGGGTTCGGCCGCGAGCATGGTGTCACAGATCCCTCCACAGTATTTCACATCGAAATCGACCAGCCCCGGCGAATGGGCGGCGGTGGTTCCTGGTCGACGATCTGGGGCGAGCTGCTGGCGTTCGGCGAGTGGATCAAGACTGTCCCGCACGACAGTAGCCGCGTCGCCTCGTGGCCGGGGTGCCTTTGGTGCCGGCAGGGCGGCAACTGGGCGGTCGGCAACCCGAAGTGCGCCACCTACGACAGGTTCGTGCTGGACGCCCTGCGCGCTGAGTTCGACGATTTGGAGTTGAAGATGCCGACCGAGTTGACCCCGCAGCAGCGCGCCGTGATCGCCGAGAACAAGTCGGCCATCGAATTGTGGCTGGCTGCGATCGTCGATCAGACCAAGCATGTCGCGCTGTCCGGCGGCGACGCGGGCGGACTGAAAGCGGTCAATGGGCCGCGCAATCCGTCAAAGTGGCGCGACCGGGTGGCGGCGGAGGCCGTGCTGAAAGCGGCTCTTGGTGAGAAAGGTTTCACCAAACAGTTGATTACTCCAACGCAGGCGAGTAAGAAGGTTTCTTCGGACGATCTCGACTGGCTGCTGATCGAACCACTCATTGAGTGGGGCCAGCCGCGTGTCGAACTCGCACCGGAGGAAGACGAGCGTCCGTCAATCACGTCGGGCGCCGAGTTCGAGGATCTTGACTGATCCTCTTTGCAAAACGGAGCTACCGATAACCATGACCACCGAAACCAAAAAAGACGACGGCCGCACCGTCATGCTGAAGGGTGTCCGCCTGTCGTTCACCGACTCGCTGATGGCCGCTAAGCCTACTGTAAAAGACGGTGTGCCTAAGCATACGGCCAACGTACTGATCCAGACTGGCTCGAAAAACGAAGCCGAGAACAAGGCGAAGGTCATCGCAGCAATGCGTGCGGCCTGCGAACTGGAGTTCGGCGAGGGCAAAGGCGATATGTTCAAGACAATCGCCGACGACAATAACGCCCGAGTCTGCTACAGAAAAGGCGAGCGTTTCCGCAATAGCGACGATGAAGTGTATAAGGGTTACGAAGGCGCCATGGTCGTAGCTGGTGCTGGTCCCGGTGGCAGCAAAAGCCCGCGTCGCCCGAAGTTGTTTGATCGTCGCCGTCGTCAACTAGACGAGGTCAATCCCGCAACTGGTAAGCCACACTTCACGGTGAACGACATCCCTGAGATTTTCTATTCTGGTGTCGAAGCGGATACCAAGATTAGCTTCTATGCGGTGTCGTCGAAAGATCAAGGCGGCCGGGGCGTCTTCTGTTCGATCGAAGCTATCAGATCTCACGAGCAAGGCGACCGCATGGCCGGCGGTGCTGTTCAGACCAGTGCAGACGAGTTCGATGATCTCGACGATGATGTCGCTGGCGACGACGAGTTCGGTTGATCTTCACAGCATTCGGACCCCGGCAGCATTGTGCTTTGCTGCCGGGGTTTGTAAGGGCAAACTAACAAATGATCGAAGTTAACCTTTGCATCAAATGTGGTGAAGAAAAACCCGTCGATCGCGATCACTGGTACTTCCGCGATACCGGCCCGCTCGGTTCGTGTAAGGAGTGCTGCAAGGCTGCCGCGATCCGGCGCTATCACGACAATCCGCAAGCGATGCGAGACGCCAAAAATGCTCGGTACGCTAGTGACCCCGACAAATTCAAGCAGCGTGAGAGGGATCGCCGAGTGCGTGATCCGGAGCGTGAGCGTGAGAAGGACCGTCTGAAAAGAGCCGCTGATCCGGAGCGTTACCGCGCACACGATGTGGCGCGGTACGATAGAAACCGTGAGGCCCGCAGGAATTTGCAGAGGCAAATCAGAGCCTCAAACCCCGAGAGACAGCGTGAAATTGAAAGCCGTCGTGACCGAGACAAACGCCGTGCCCAAATGAGAGCGCGACGGGCAGTCGACCCTATCAGGTATGCTCTTGGTGCGGCAATCGCCAATAATCTCAGGTCGAATGGATCGCGCAAGGGCGGTAGTTTTCTCTCCATCGTGCCTTGGACAATGGACCAATTGCGAACCCACATGGTCGATTTGTTCGAGGCCGGAATGTCTCTGGCAAACTACGGTGAGTGGCACATCGACCACGTCATTCCGCAAAGTGTCGTCAGTTACTCCGGCCCAGAAGACCCTAGGTTCCAGGCACTCTGGGCACTCAGCAACTTAGCGCCTCTATGGGCTTCAGATAACCTGAAAAAGCACGCGCGCCTCGACTGGCAACTGCCGGATACCTACGTCAACCCGAAGCTCCGGGCGATGTACGACAACCGCAATTTGGAGCTGCTGGCAGCATGACCTTCGACCCAGCAAAAACCCTCGTCGTCGACACGGAATGCGTGCCGAACTTCTGGTCGATCGGCTTCCGTCGCGTCAGTGACGGTCATACCCGAGTGATCGAGCACAGTGCGCGCCGCCAGATGACCGACCGCGACCGCGCTAACATTCGTCACTGGATGCTCAACAACACCATCGTCACATATAACGGCATCGGTTACGACATGCCGATGATCTTCAAGGCGATCGACGGCGCGTCGAATGCTGAACTGAAGCAGGCAAACAACAGAATCATCGAAGGCGGCATGAAACCCTGGCACGCGAAAGAGGTGCTGGGCGTGGAGGTGCCTCGCGACTGTTTCATCCGGAAGGACGGTAGTAAGTCGGACGGCCTCGACCACATCGACCTGATGGAGCCGCAGCCCAACGCCCGCGCGTCCCTCAAGACGCTGCAGGGCCGGCTGCACGGCCGCAAGATGCAGGAGGTATACTTCGGCCACGACCGGGACTTCACCGAAGCCGAGATGGACGAAACGCTCAGCTACATGGGTAACGATCTGGCCGCGACCCAGAACGTCCTCGACGCACTCGCCGAGCCGCTGGCGCTGCGTCACACGTTCAGTAAGGAATACGGCATCAACCTGATGTCGAAGTCGGACGCTCAAATGGGCGAGGCGGTGATCAAGAAGCGTGTCGAGCAGGAGATAGGCGAGCGGGTCTTCAAGGTCGAGACGCCCGCCGGCACCACGTTCAAGTTCAAGGCACCCGAGTATATCCACTTCCGCGAGGGTAGTGAACTCGCCGACATCTTCGCACGCGCCAAGCAGCACGATTTCATGGTGCAGGGCAACGGTAAGGTCGAACTGCCCGAGTGGCTGGCCGACAAGCTGATTCATATCGGCGAGTCCGCGTACCAGATGGGCATCGGCGGCTTGCATTCGACCGAGAAGAACCGTGCTGTGCATGCGGATGATGACTTCGCCCTGGTCGATTTCGACGTGGCCTCCTACTACCCGGCAATCATCATTAACTCGGGCCTGTACCCCAAGTCGCTCGGCCCGGCCTTCCTGAAGGTGTTCCGCGCGATCCGCGACGAGCGCGTTGCCGCGAAGAGCCGCGCGAAAGAGGTCGGGGGTGCCGAAAAAGAGTATCTGACTGCCGTCGAGAAGGGTCTCAAGATCGCCCTCAACGGCTGCTTCGGGAAGCTCGGCTCGCCGTACAGCGTCCTTTACGCGCCGCACCTGATGATCACCACGACCCTGACCGGCCAGTTCGCGCTGCTGATGCTGATCCAGCGCGCCGAGGACATGGGCATCTCGGTGGTGTCGGCAAACACGGACGGCGTGGTCATGCGGATTCCGCGCGACATGATCGGCCCGATTTCCAAAGATCGCGTCACCACGGGCGCCGTGAAGGATCTGATCGAGCAATGGGAGGCCGACACCGGGTTCACCATGGAGGCGTCGCCGTATCGGTCGGTCTACAACCGATCGGTGAACGACTACATCGCGATCACCGAAGAGGGTAAGGTGAAGTGGAAAGGGGTCATCGCGAACCCCTGGCGCGACGGCGATGGTTTCAAGCCTGACCTGCGCGGCCAGATGATGAAAAATCCCCAGATGCCCGTCATCGCCAACGCAGTGGTCGACCTGATCCTGCATGGCAAGCCACTCGAAGACACGATTCGCGGCGACCGGGATGTCCGGAACTTCGTGACCGTCATCAATGTGCAGGGCGGTGGAACCTGGCGCGGCGAATATCTCGGCAAGGTCGTCCGGTATTACTGGTCCACGGATGGTGACGAGATCATCAAGGGGAAGGCTCACGCGAGCACTGGCAACTTCCCGAAGGTGTCGAAGACTGACGGCTGCCGCCCACTGATGGAACTCACGGGCGAGTTTCCGGACGACATCGACTACCAGCGGTACATCGACCAGGCCAAAGAAGCTCTAATGGACATCGGCTACGACGATCGCCCACCACCCATCAAACCACTGCGCATCTACAAGTACAACGCGATGCTCTGGTTCGCCATCGCGGTATGATGCTATCCCCGCGCGACGCGCTTTACTACAGCATCGCGGCCGGCACCTGGCCGGACATCAGCCCGTTCACCACGGTTCCGCTGAACGAGGCGCTGTTCGACGACGGGATGCACTGGTGGCAGTTCGACCTCCTGGTCGAGGTCGCCCAGCTATACCGCGCGGGGTATCGCCGCGTCCTGCTGCAGCTCGCGACCGGCGGCGGGAAAACGGTGATTGCGCTATCGGCGCTGCTGTCCGCCCGGCGGCAAGGTCTCCAGGCGCAGTTCCTTGTGCATCGTAAGGAGCTGTTGGAGCAAACATCCAAGCGGTTCACCAGTTCGGCGCTCGACCACAGCTTCGTGGCGGCAGATTTCCCATTCGACCCTGCTGCTGGGCTTATGTTGTCCGGTGTGCAAACGCTGATCCGGCGGCTGGCGAAGGTGTTGCCGCCGAACCTTGTGATCGTGGACGAGTGTCATCACGGAACCTCGACCACCTACGCCGAGATCCTTGAACAGTGGCCGGACGCATTCATCCTCGGCCTGACGGCCACCCCGCAGCGCCTGGACGGACGCGGCCTCGACGAACAGTTCGATGCGATGGTGCTCGGCCCGGCGCCCCGGTGGCTGATCGACAACGGTTATCTGTCCGATTACGATCTCTATGCGCCCGACATTCCCGATATGACGGGTGTCCCGTCGACAGGCGGCGACTATCAGCGCGACGCCGCAGCGGCCGTCGTGAATAAACCCCGCCTCGTAGGTCGCATGGTCGAGCATTATTTAGAACTCGGCCGAGGGCAGCAAGGAATCGTATTCGCCCAGAACCGCGAGCACAGCCGCTCCATCGCCGACGCTTTCACGGCACACGGGATTCCGGCTCTCCATGTCGACGGCGACACACCCAAGGAGGAACGCAAGCGATTCGACGCGGCTTTCCGCGCCGAGGACATCCGGATCGCGGTGAACGTGGCGCTCCTGGGCGAGGGCTATGACGTACCCAACATCGGCTATCTGGGCGTCGGAGCACGCACGAAATCGCTGATCAACTGGTTGCAGTGGTGCGGCCGCCCGTTGCGGTTTGTTGCGGGCAAGCGCGCCGTCATCTGTGACCACGGCGGCAATGCGCTGCCGACGCATCTCGGAGGCAGTGGCCTCGGCCTCCCCGACGACGACCGAGACTGGTCGCTGCGCGGCCGGGATGCCAAGGCACCGAAGCCAAAAGACTGGACCTCGATTACGCAGTGCATGGACTGCTTCCGGGTCTACCCGTCAGCGGCCCCGTGCTGTCCGGGTTGCAACTCCGACCGGCAGGCGATGCCGCGCGCCATCAAGCAGGAAGACGGGAAACTCACCAAGCTGGAACGCGAGGCGCTGAAGCGGGCGACGGCTGCCGAGCGGAAGATGGAGGAGCGACTCTGCACCACCTTCCAGCAGTTTATCTCCCTCGGGGAGGCGCGGAATTATACCTACCCTGTAGAGTGGGCGCGGCATCAGTGTAATCTGCGGCGGATTCCCACCACCCGGGTCACAATGAGAGAGGTGGAGTGGGACGGCTAGGCGCACCGGAAAGTTGACTTTTCAATGTAATGCGGTTACAAGTTGCCGGATGAAACCTGGCGATCAGTTTAGCCTTTGGACCGTTGTTTCGACGGATGGTGCCAACAGGGCCAACTCGTATAAAATCGAATGTCGCTGCGTTTGCGGCACAGTACGTTCGACCCAAGCAAAATATCTTCGCACCGGCAAGAGTAAGAGTTGCGGCTGCGATGGGTATTACGTCGGGGCGATGCTTGAAGCCGGTGAAGTCGTCGCCATTCGGGTCGACAAGAACCGTTTCATCACAGTGCGCTGTGAGTGTGGCAATGAGTTTGAGAGTCGAGCGCAATCAGGTGGTCTGCGCTCAGGTTGTCGTAGTTGTGCAATAGGAAATCGTTATATTCACGGTGACGCGACTGAGAAGCCCAAAGAGTACCGCGCTTGGAAGGGTATGCGTCAGCGTTGTGACAACCCAAAAAACAAATCTTACGTTTATTATGGTGCTCGGGGCATTAGTTATTCAGCACGCTGGGATAACTATGAGAATTTCTTAGAGGACATGGGCCGCGCTCCGGAAGGTAAATACAGCATCAATCGTATTGATAACGATGGCGACTATGGACCGGGTAACTGCCACTGGGCGACCGATGAGGAGCAAGTGGAGAGCCGACGCTACCCCGTCCGAGGAAGGCGAGAAATGTACGAGCGCTTCGGTATCCTGATATGAGTGACGATTTCGACAGTCTGCTGGGCCGATCCGAACACGCGATTCTCAACGACACACTGATGGCGGTGACGGCGCTCTCGGACACGTTTGCGTACCGTCAGAACACGGGCACGGCTTGGCAAGGTCGGCCAATCAACGTGCCGCCGGGTGAATATTTCCGCGTTCTGCCGGGCATGAAGATCCTCGCCGAGGCACGACCGATCGACTTCGGCCTCGAAGGGGCAGGGGACATCGTCGGCCATCGTCGAGGCCGCGCGGTCCAAATCGAGACGAAGACTCTGAGCGGCAGGCAGCGGACGGCGCAGCAGAAGTTCGAGGCGGCTTGGGTGAAGCGCGGCGGAATCTACATCCTCGCGCGATCCGCTTCAGAAGCCGTTAACGCGCTTTCAATAATCGGTTGACAGTTGGAACGACTCGGGGCATATCTGTCAATACAAGGTTGAACTAGCGTAAGGAACGAACATGCCTGCCACCGTCACCAAGAGGAAGGCCGCCGTCGAGACGCTGCCGAAGGTGATTCGTTCGCCCGAGTTCGCACGTCGATTTGAGCAGGCTGCCGATCTGCACCCCCATTGCCCGGCGAAGCATCGCGGCCGGCTGGAATGGGTCTCCGACCAGATGACCAAGAAGGGTCACTCGGTCAGCAACGAAACCGTTCGTAAGTGGTTCTCGGGTGAGGCGACACCGCGTCCTGACAAGGGCGCTGTGCTGGCCGAGATCATGGAGGTGGATGTTGCATGGCTGCAGATGGGTATCGACGCCAACCTGGCACCCCGCGAGCGCAAAGCCCGCAACGCCATGGCTGACGGCGCGGTCAACGTGGTCGCCGGTCTGATCCAGATGGATGGCGGCAACCCGGCCTTCCCCGACGACGATGACAAGCGCGCTGAGCGGGAACACATCGACCTCTATGCGATCATCCGTGGCGGCAGTTATTCGCTGAACATCACACTCGGGGAGACCGAGGGGCGCAAGGCGAAGTTCGCCGTTCCCACGGCGCTCGGCGAGAACGTGATCGCACTGGGCGTCATCCGCGAGGGCTTCACGTTTGACGTGTTCGAGTTGACACCGGACCTGATCGAGACTGGTGCCCGCCGTGGCGCGTCGATCGAGGTGACGGCCGACGCTTCCAAGCTGCGCCGCATCGAAGGGTTCAATCGGCGCCTATAGTTGAAGATTCACGTCTAACGTGATAATCCGTGGGCAACCCTCTGCCCACGGAGAACCCCACCTTGACCAGCGCAGCCCAGTTCCAAGCCAAAGTCACTAAGGGGGTCACGAACCTAGACCGCCTCGACTCCATCGTGAACGGTGGCCCGACTGTTGACGTGACGACGGACAACGGGGTGGTTCCGTCGCTGGCAAAGCTGGCTTCTCAGTTTTCCGGCTGGTCCCCGGTGCTATCTCCGGAGAGCGACGGTACGCGCCGGGTTCTCAAGATCGTTGACTGGATCACCGCCGTCGATGTTGACGGCGCCGTCAAGCCCCCGATCAACAAATATCTGGGTTCTGCGGGTCTCGTAGATACGGCGGCTGCCGCCACCGACTTCGGTCTTCCCGGTGCCAAGGGTGATCCGGGTGCCGCAGGCAATGTCGCTGGGAACCTGGCACAGCTCAAGGCGGCAGCGACGACCAATGTCACGATGCTCTACAGCGCGAAGCTGTTCACTTGGACGACTGGTAACTTCACCGGCCTTGCCGATGACGTGAATGTCATCAAGAGTGATGCGAATGCCCTGTCGGTCGGTGCATGGGTCAGCGCGGCTTACGCCAATGCCACGGCAGCATTGGTTGCCGGCGGTGCGATCGACAACCCGGCCGTGCCGTATCTGCCCGGATCTGCCCGGTTCGCGGGCACCCGTGGCAATGTGCATCTGTATGACACAGCGATCATCGGCACAACGGATCTCCTCACGAACGGCAATTTTGCCGGCTTTCCCGCTACCGGCTGGACTCTGTCGAACTTCGACTCAAACAATCTCGGCATTACGCACGCGGCTGGTTCAATCGGTAGTGCCAAGCGTTCGGTGACCGTTGCGCCCTACACCCTCTACCTGATCCGCGCGACTATTCAGACGACCTCTCCAGGCGACGTAACCTTCTACCTGGCTGGCCGTGGTGAGTTCAACGAGGACGAGGGTACGGCGCTCACGGTCGGTACGGTTACGCTGGAACTACCGTTTCTGACGGGCACGTCGAACGGAGATGTGGACTTCGAGTTTCGCACTGTCGACACCGCATGGGCAGGTAAACTTATATCGCTGGCGCTAATCCAGGTTCAACAGGAAGCCCCTTACGACTTCTTCAGCATGCCCTCGGACAACAAGACGTTCAACAATCTTCTCGGGATGAAGTTCGGGCGGTTCCTGGCGGGCAATATCGGCATCGGGGATCGGCAGACCAACGGACTGGTCTACGGAAGTAACGGTGCATGGAATGTCGCGCTCGGCTCGCGTGCCAACGCCTCGATCCAGAACCACTTCGAGAATACCGCAATCGGCGGACTAGCACTGGAATATAACCAGACCGACAGAGCAACAGCCGTTGGCTATTCGGCGCTACGCTACAACACTTTCGGCATTGAGAACTCGGCTTTCGGTTACAAAGCATTCGGCCGCAACTCTGTCGGTAACCGGAACACGGGTGTCGGCTTCCATGCCGCGCTCTACAGCAAGACGGGCAGCAGCAACACTGTCGTTGGCGATCAGGCGCTGTATTACAGCCTCACCGGAAACTTCAATGTCGCTGTAGGGGACCGGGCCGGGTTGAACGGCGGAGGTGACGCCAATGTGTATCTCGGTGCCCTCTCTGGGCCGTTCACCGCCGGCGAGTTCCGTTTCACCTATGACAACCAGGTCTGTGTCGGTCCTAATAGTAAGGCTTATGGTGACAACGCGATCGCGTTGGGGTCCGCAGCGCAGGTTGGCACCAATCCGAACACGGGCGGAGTGGCGGTTACGGACGGCGGCGTGGCGCTCGGTGCTGGTGCCCGCGCTCTGAACCAGTCCATATCGGTGGGCACCGAAGCTGGCGCGAATATCGTCGGCACACAGAACACAATCGTCGGCCACGGTGCCGATGGGGGCGCGCACAGCAACACGACGACGCTCGGATTTGGCGCATCGTCGTCCGGTAACAATCAGGTGACGCTTGGTAATGGGAGTGTCACAGCGATCCGAGCTGCGGTCACGTCGATCAGCGCCATCTCGGACGCGCGAGACAAGGAGGACATCTCTTACATCAGCGGTGAGTTTGCCTCATCGTTCATACTTTCGCTGGAGCCGGCGCGCTGGACGTGGGCGATGCGCGACGGTCCCGCTCGCGAAGGAGGCGATTACGGGTTCATCGCACAAGACTTGCTCGCGGCTCAAACGGCTGTGGACGCGGACTGGCTGAGCCTCGTGAACACGTCAGATCCCGAGCGACTGGAGGCCACGCCCGGCAAGCTGGTGCCGATCCTCGTGGCTGCGCTGAAAGACGCGCTGATACGGATCGAGAATCTGGAAGCCAATCAACTTTGAGTTGACAGACTAAGTTGAAAGTCCTACTCCCCGAATCGGGCTGCGGTAGGAATGTTGCAGGGTGGCCCCGGAGACGGTGAGCCACCCTGTTGCGTTCTAGCCCCGCATTGGTCGCCCGAGGAGGATTGAGATGAACCTTTTCATCCGCGTGTTCGGCACACGCGATCGCCATGACGAAGAAGTGGTGCCCGGGCTTACTCGCAATCGTGACGAATGGCGTGGCCTCGCCGCTGCGATGGGCTACGAGCCTCGCGCGCACCTCGACGTGCGACCGCACTCTCAGTGGCTGATCGACCGCGTTGCGCGGTTCCGCCGACAGGCCGCGCACGAGGAGTGCCTGAAGGTGCTGCGCGAGCTGCGCGATCGGGTTTACGCGCGCATGAGCGACATCGAGATGAGCAACAGATATGGCGGCACGACGCCGATCATGTCCGAACTCGACGGCGTGTTGAGCATGATCGACGAGGCCACGGAAGCATTGTTGGCAGACGCACCTGTCGGCCCGCCGCCACGGCCTTCGCGTTAGACCCCTCACCAAGTCTCCATGTGAAAGGATCGGTATGTTCAAGATTGTGAGGCGCCTGCGTGTGACGCTGACGCTAAAGAGCGGAATAGAGATCGAGTTCGATTGCGACGACCTGACGAAGAACTTCCGTGGCAACGACTTGACCGGGCTGCAGGCCGCTCGCAGTCGGAACTGGCCGTTCTATATTCGCCTGGACGACATCTCGGCTATCCAGACCCGGAAAACTGGCTGGGTCATCAGGTTGTAGGATTGTTGGAGGATCGCGCGCCCACTGCGGCAGCGCCCTCCGGAACCGGAAGCCTCTAAAAGTCGCCAAATGAAAGGATGGATATGAGTGCCGCGAACGAACTGGTCGAAATGCTGAGCATTGCAGCAACCGAGGAAGGCGTGACCATCTTCGACCATACGGCCGAGGAGATCGGTCTGCATGTCATGGATAATCACCGCGAGGTGCTGGCGGCGCTCTCTTCGCGCCGCATGAACCTCGTCAAGAGCACCTGCGAGGTGCGCGACGAGCGCTGGTCGATCCACATCGACGCCGGAGACGAGCCGTGCGGCGTTCGCGTAAAGCACCGCCAGTACGGCGACTATTACGACTGGCCCGAGGCGACGTTTGAAGGACCAGGTGGTGTTTACGGCGGCATCTGTGCCGCTGCCGATCGCGCCTACGCGATGCAGGAGGAGTCCAGCTTCCGCACCAGATCAGCCGCGATGAAGGCTGCTCACGACTTCCTGCGCAGGTTCGGCGCTGGCGAGGTCGAGTATCTGGAATGGGACGTGGACAGTCAGAGCATGGTCGTCGTCGGTCACGAGCCGCGTCGGTCGATGTGGTGGAAGCATCCTGACGACAAGCCTGATCCTCTCGCGCCCTTCCACAGTGGTAGCGATGTTGTAGACGCCGACGAGGTGAAGCCCGAACTCGACGACGAATGGTTCGAGAAAGCTGAGATTCGCGACGGTGATCGGCTGATCCGGCCGGCGCGCGATTGAGCCTCATCTGGTCGCCAAATTGGAGTTGTAGAAATGTTGGATGACAAGGCGCTTCCCTGCATCGTCTGCGATAGGGAACTGACGAACATCGACGGCCCCAACCAGCCATCGAACGGTATCGCGTTCTCGACGCCAGGGCACTACGGCACTACCGTATTCGACCCGATGGACGGCAGCCGGTTGGAGATCAACGTCTGTGACCCGTGCATGAGGGGTGCCGCGACACGCGGTCAAGTTCTGCACTATCGACCCGGCGGGCACGGCCCGTGGAAGGCCCCTCAATAGGTCGCCATAGGGAGAATGAAGATGACCTACCTCTACATCTATTTGGCAGTCGCCATCCCGCTCGCGATGTTCGCCTGCTTCTGGGGCGGTCGCGCATGGGATTACGATCAGGCGGTCGGCGGTGCATGGTGTGCTGCGCTATGGCCGATCATTCTCGTCGCCTTCCTCATTTGGGCGCCGTTCGGTGGCATGTTTTGGCTCGGACAGAAGTTCGGCTGAGTTCGACCCCCATCCGGGTCGCCAAAGGAAAGGAGATTTATGAGGATCGTGTCTGAAGCCGAGTTCGACGAGCGCATCAAGCAGATCGTCAGCGAGATCCCGGCCGACATCGGATGGGTGACAGGACCGGGACGCTCCGGCGCCGTGGCAGCGGTCTACGCCAGCCACATCCTCGGCATCCCCTTCGTTCCCTACGGCTCGCGAGCGCCGCAGAACCTCGGCCGACTACTCCTGGTGGATACAGCTCGCGAGAGCGGACGCACGCTGCGCAAGGCTGAGCGGCGCTACGAGTTGAGCGACCCGTTCGTGTGGGTCGGCTTCGAGGAGCCTCCGCGCGTCGCCTTCTGGTATGAAGCCGCGAAGCCACAGCGCTACCGGCACGAGCGACGCTGCCTATTCATCGGCACGACCAGTGAGATGCCGAAGATCGGAGCCGATGGCGACCGACGCTTCCTGCCGCTGTCGGTAGGGATGTTGGAGGACTCGGCTGTCGCAGCCTGATCACCGAGAGCAGTTCGACCCCCACCGAGGTCGTCAAAAGGAGAATGGCGTGAGACTGCTTCGCTTCATCTGCCGCTGGCGCGGCTACCACAAATGGGTTGAGCGTCAGCCGTTCGACTTCATCCCGTTCGACCAGGGTGGCTATAACTGCTCGACCTGCAGCGCCTACGAAGGCGTTGTCGCGCGGGCGCGGCGCGAGCGTGCGGGGTTGCCTTATGTCGGTTAAGCCGATCTTCGCCTGGTACGACCTATGGGTGGGCGTCTTCGTCGACCGCCCGAAGCGTAGGCTCTACATCTTTCCGGTGCCGTGCCTTGGACTGGTTGTCCAGTTCTGAACAAGAGCACCACCGAAGTCGCCAAGGAGAATGAACGTGCCGAAGTTTCGCGTGCCGATCCAGGTCAGCGTCGCTCCAGTGCAGACCTATAGCAAGACGATCACCGTCGAGGCGGCGTCGCGCGCGGAGGCTGCGCGGATCATCAAGGGGCATGTTCAATACGGCAACTCCGTGCTGTCGGACGCCATCAACTCGCCGGGCTGGAAGGTTGTTGGAGGACGACTTGAACCGATCCAACCCGACAAGACCGCATACGACCACTATCTCAATGAAGAAGCGCTGGATTCGTGGGCGGCAGATGATTGAAACCCGGCGACCACAGGAGTCGCCATGAAAGGAGCACGATGACGTACCTCTACATTTATCTCGCCGTGGCGCTGCCAACTGGGATGTTCGCCTGCTTCAGAGGCGGCTGGAACTATGACTACGATGACGCTATCGGCGGTTGCTTGATGGCGCTCGTATGGCCGATCGTCGCGGTAGCCCTCCTCGCATGGCTTCCGTTCGGTGGTGCCTTCTGGCTTGGTGGCAAAATCAGCGGCCAATCTCCGCGTCCCCCGGCTGGCGACTTGCCACTACCGCGTCGTTCCGATGTTGCACCGCCGCCAGCGCGCCCGTCACGGTAGCCCTCACTCGATAATCATAATCGCCAGCACTGTGAAGAATCCGACCTCGATCCCGCCGAACCGTCCGCCGGCCACCATCCCCCTCACGACCTTCAGCAGGTGGCCGGGACTCTCGTAGCGGATCATGTGTTCGATCGTGTCGAGTGCGAGTTGCCGGCCAAGTTCATTGTCGCGCGCCCAGACGCCGGTCTCTGATAGATCGACCGACTCGTTGATCCTGATGACGTTCATCTGTTTAGCCCCCGTTGTTGGAGGCACTGTCTCAGGTACGCAAGCGTACAGCTATCACCCTAAAGGGTCAGAGCAGATCCTTGAGGTCGATTCGCTGCTCGTAGAGTAAACGGATGACTGCCTGAACAGTCTTGGATGCACCTAGAATCGTTCGTGCATCTTTAAGGTGCCGCTTCACTGTTTCCTCAGAGATGCCGAGATGCTTGCCGATTTCATGCTCGGTCAGGCCGCGTCCGGCAAGCATCACACATTCGACCTGCCGATCGGTGAGGCTGTGACGTTCAATGGCGTGACTGCCTGGCGACAGGATGAATCGTCGCCCGGCCTCAAATGCGAACAGGGCCACCGTCTGCGCCATGAGCAGGTTTTCCGTGGACAACTCGCGACCGGCGTTCATGGCAAAGCTGCACGAGCCTGACGGTTGATCGGGGAGGTGGACCGGAACGACAAACGTCTCCCCGATCCCCGCGCGTGCCTCGGCCACTGTGAAATCCCTCTCCGCGTCGGTGCGGTCGCGGGGAATATCGTAGGACCGGAAGCCGACACTGGTGCGGCGCCCGAACGCCACCACCGGGTCGATGTCGATGAAGTGGTTGCGCGTGTAGTGCTCCGCCCAAGACTCCGCATGATTATGGAAGCAGACCATCTCCCCCTTCGCCATGTGGTCGAGGTTCGATTGGTAGCCGGATAGATCGACCCACTGGACGACAGAGTAGCGGTCGAAGCGCATGTTGCTGCCGATAGCCTCAACCAGGACGGCCACCTGCCTCGGTGTGTTTGCTAGTCGGGTGGCGTCTATGAACGATTGGATGTCAACCAAGCGGCTCATGGGTCGAGGTTAGCTGCGTCGCCCTGTCGCGGGCAAGACCCCTTGATGTCGCGGCTTGTTTTGTAACATGATTCGTTGTAACTTAATTGCATTGAACCGGGGCGGCCTCTCAGCGATGCACACTGCCCCGGTCTTTTGGGGTTTCAGAGGAAGGGCGCGAGCGCACCCGGTCCCCGCATAGTGCGGGATCAACGCCCCGGCGCGAACGGCCGTACCTGCTGGCAGACCAGGTGTATAATCGTCTGCCTCCTTTCCCCGTTGTAGGATTGCTGTAGCCCGTCATGGGAATCCCCATAACGCCTCTGCCGTTCGACGACCATCTAGGTCGCCATCATGGCGTTTCACTTTCTGGTTGACACGACTCCGAATCACTCGCTAGCGATGCGGCTCGCCACGGCACTGAGACCTCGGTCTTTAGGACGGTGACGGAGCAGGATAGGCCGGACGCCTGCTCCACGAAATCGCCCCGAGTTCCACGGCGTAAGTAGGCGACGGCCCAAAGCGTGAGATGGAGCGGGAACGGCCAGGGTGGCGGTCAGTAGTTCCGGATCAGAATGTCGGAGCGAATGCCGCCACCCTGCGAGTTTCGCAGTGCAGAGAAGCGCCGAGGCACGGGCAGTAGGTGGTACGGCTCGCGAGGCCCCCATCGAAGGATCGAGAAGGCGTCAGGAACTGGTCGCTGCGTAGGGTGGCGGCGAACGTCATGCGCTGGGCGGTAGGTTCCGTCGCATGACGGAAACGGCGCCGCCACCCACTTTATCCACAGCCCATTGAGTCCCATCTAATCCCATGCCGTCCGTCCTCGAACCAGCGACGCGACTGTTGTAGGATTGTTGGAGAAAGCGTTACGGGAAATCCCGTTACGCAGCAATGTCAACAACTTACGATGCAGCATCGGCGACTGCCGGGGTCGCCAATCACCATTCCATGACACCTTCTGGAACCTCCCTGGACACCGCGCAAACCCTTTAACCATAAAGGGTTCCTGTCTCATACGTTCCCATATTGCATCTGGACAGCCCGCGCCTGACTGCTAAACCTACCACGGTTTCTACAGCAGCAGAGGGACGGCCTACAACATGCTCACCGATACCGAGATTAAGCAGACTCCGACCCCAGAGGCCGTCAAGAAGATGGCTGATGGGGGTGGTCTTTATATTGAGCTGTCCCCTGCCGGCACGCGGACCTGGCGATGGGCGTTCCGACACTGTGGCAAGCAAAAGACGCTGACGATCGGTGCCTACCCGAAGGTCACGCTTGCCCAAGCGCGCAAGGCCCGCGATCTAGCTCGGGAGCGATTGAAGGACGGGGTCGACCCTGTGATCGAACGCCAGCAGCAACGCGAACGCGCCATGGCGGCGGCTGGAACGACGTTCGAGGACATCGGCCGTGAGTGGCAAAATAAACGGAAGCAGGAGGATCTGTCTGACTCGGCGTACCGCAAGGATAAGCAGTTGCTCGACCATCACGCTTATCCGGCAATCGGGCCGCGACCCATCAACACGATCACGCCGCCGGAAATCCTGACGCTACTGCGTCGCGTCGAGGTCCGGGGTCATGTTCACACTGCGAAGCGTCTGCGCTCCACCCTATCGCGGGTGTTTCGTTATGGCGTTGCGACCGGGCGCTGTGATCGCGATCCCGCTGCGGACCTGGTGGGCGCGCTTGTGACGAAGAAAACAGTGCATCATCCCGCACTGTTCGATCCGAAGGAAATCGGCGCCCTGGTGCGCGCCATGGACGGATACGAAGGTAAGTTGGTTCGCTTGGCAATGCTGATCCAGCTTCACACCTTCGTTCGGCCGGGGGAACTGCGGAAGGCCATGTGGTCCGAGTTCGACTTGGATACCGCAATTTGGAGGATTTCCGGCGCACGCATGAAAATGCGACGGGACCACATCGTACCATTGTCGCCGCAGGTCGTTACGATGTTGCGCGAGCTGCAAGAATTGAGCGGGTACGGGCACTGGCTGTTTCCGTCGATGCTTGGCAGCAAGATTTGCATGTCGGATGCCACCGTCAACGCAGCGCTGCGGCGTCTCGGGTACGGTCGCGACCGGGTGGTCGGCCACGGGTTCCGCAGAACCGCCAGCACGATTCTAAACGAGAGCGGACTGTGGTCGGTGGATTCGGTCGAGCTTCAGTTGGCCCACGTCGACGGCTCTGTGAGGGGAATTTACAATGCTGCATTGCGTCTCGACGAGCGCACCAAAATGATGTCCTGGTACAGCGATTGGCTCAATGAGCAAGCCGCTAAAGTCTAGTCCGGCGCGGGGTGTTGAGGTAGGTGAACATCGTCATCAGCACCTCGATCGTCAGATAGGACGGACGACCAGGAGACCCGATCCGTTCAATATCGGGATTGGAGTCGATCGCCCGTTTGACGGTTCCAGTGCTGTAGCCTGTTGCGACCGCGATCTGCGGGATACGGGAGAACTTGCGCAGGCGACTTCGCACGATGAAGCCGTAGGCGAATGCGGCAAATTGCACCTCCGTCTCGCGGAGCATGTCGCGGAAACTACCTTGCCGCTTTCCGGATCGTCGCAGGATCGCAGTGAGGTTTGGCACGAACTTGTTCAGCAGCAGGCCACCCTGGCTTTTGATGCCATATCTCTGGATCAACTCGCACTCATGCTTGAGGGCGTCGATCTCCTCGAAGTGAGATGTAAAGGTGACGCTCAGTTCCTCCGCTCGCGGAAAGTCCGGGCGGCCCAGGTGCAACAGAAAGCGATCCCCAACGCCTTTCCCGACGTAGCACGGCACCCCATTGGCGCGGAAGGTGTAAACATAGAACATATCTCATGCCGCCCATACCTATCCATAGCGGTCCTGTCCAGACTGGACATTCACTTAAAAGGTGATTATGAGCGCACCCGGTTGAAGGAGTAATGTCCCATGAGCAAGCGAACGGAGTTTTGGCGCATCAATATGGTGATCGCCGTGGTCGGACTATCTCGCAGCGAGATTTATCGGAGAGTCGCTGCCGGCACGTTTCCGCAGCCACGGAAATACAGCGGCGGCAGCACCGCGAGTTTTTGGGTCTCTGACGAGATCCACCAGTGGCAGCGCCAGCAGCTAGACGGCTGATTGGCGACCCGCGCAGGGTTCTAAAGTCGGCCGCAGCGATTAGGCTCGCCGTGTGCGTCCGCGTAGCAAACCCCGGCTTCATCGCATCCGACGCCCATGTTGCACGGCTTGGTCGGAAGCAGTGCCTCCAACGATCCTACAACACCGACCTCAAAGAAGCCGTCCTCGACGGCTTGGGCGTGGATCGCTTCGATAGTCCACCCTTCGCCGATCTTCTGCTCAAGGTACGATTCCTCGAACCCTGCATCGCGGAGTTCCTGGTAGAGCGTCATGCCTGGTTCAGCCCGAATGCGCCGGCCTCCGCACAGCGGACGCACGCCTTGTCCAGCATGAAGTCGACCAGGGTGTTCCCCTGTTCATCTTCCTTGCGCAATTCGTGCAGCAGTTCGATCGCGAACGTGTCACCGTCGACCACCTCGATATTGTGCTCCCCATAGTGACGATCGAACGCGATCGCAGCGGCGTGGGGAACGGCATCTACAGGCACGCGGATCACGATCTCGCCGCCTTCCAATTCAACCAATCGTCTCATCTTCATCCTCCTTATGGCGACGGGCGCAGGGTTCTAATCGCGACGGCGGTGCCCATACGCCCAACCCTCGTCAGCGCTCCATTACGCAAAGCAGTCGCATCATCGCTCGCGTCCCGGAGCCAAACCGTAGAAGCCCTTCCAGTCCTCCGGATATTCGGAGCCGGACTTCTCGGTAGTGTCGACGGTTTGAAGCAGTCGCAACAGAGTTTCCAGCGGCATGGTGATCGTCTCGAAACCGATCTGAAGTGTGATTTTCCGACCGCGATGAGAACGGCTCTCCAGCGGGTCAACGTCATGGTCGATAGCTGCACGGCGACCGTCCTCGCCGTGCATCTCGATTGTGATTTTCTGCACTTTCATTTCGGTCCTTTCAGTTTGCAGGCATCGCAGGCCGACTCGTCGCCGTCGTCGCGGATCGAAGCGATGAATTGGACTTTCATCACCCCAACACCCAGACAGCGACACCCGTGATTGTGATTAAAGCAAGCATCGCTACGATGTGATGCCAGCTAATCTCATTGTCGGCCAAGGGTACTCCGATGAGGAGCAAATTGCGGGTGCGTTCGCATTCTTTATCGTCCATCTTCATTCTCCTTTGGCGACTCGTTGCGGTGGTCGAACTGTTCTCGGGAGTCACCCCGGATGGTTGGGGTTCTCCAACATCTCTTCCAGCACACCGTTGCCGATCGGACACCCGAGGGCGTGCATCGCGAACGGCAGGCTTACCCAGCGGACCAGGCAGAACGGACATTCGTCGCTGACCTGCATGGCTTCCTCAACCAGTGCCACGGTGATGTCAGGAAATGCCGTGCGAGCCTCGGCATTGCTCATACCGCCGTAGCGCACGAGGTCGTCGATCAGATCGTCGTAACCAACCTCGGTGATGCGGGTTTTTGAGTCAGTCATCGGCGCCGTTGTCCCAGGGCATCATCATTCTCCTTTGGCGACGAGTGCAGCCGCTATAGACTCACTCGGTAGCGGGCGTCTCGTCGTCCGGCTCTACAACATCGCTACCACTGATGGTCTCGCCGTTGCGCGTCGCGGCAAACAAGGATGGCGTGACGAACGTGTGCCGCCACTTATCGCACCACTGGTCGAGCAGCGCTTGTAGTTCGGCGTCAGCCTCCTTGATGACCTCCGGCTTGCCATTGCGATCCGGGTCATTGCCGTCATCGTAGGAGAACAGATCGTCCGCCTCGAAATACTGCGACTCGATCAGAACATCGGCGCTGAATGAGAGGGATTGCGGCATCGCTTCAACGATGCAGAACGTCTCGCCAGGATACTCGGCCTTGCCCTCGGCAATCGCGTCTTCACGGCTCGCCAGCGGACCCGTGCTATACCATTCTTCGTTAGAGCCGACCCACCAGCCCCATGTCGGTTTCGTCATTTCATTTCCTCCAATTATAAGACCGTTGCGGTCGCCCGCGCGGCTCACTCGGCAGCGGGCGCCTCGGCGGGAGCGGCTACAACATCGCTACCACTGCGTTCCAACGTATCGGTGACGAAGCGGCTGAACAGTTGCGCGGCGCTTTCGCCCATGTGCGCCATGATGTCGTTGTCGAACACCATCGAGAATGTGATCTTTCCTTCTGTGCCGTCGAAGTTCCGGTGGCGCACGGCCTCCAGCCGCATCGGGCCAGCGCGCATCTCGGCCACGAGTTGCACGGCCTTCGCAGCACGCAGCTTCTTGCGCGTCTCCCGATGTTCGGCGCGTTCCTTGCCGAGTTGTGCGTTCAGTTCATCGACTTGGATGGAAACAGGGTCGGTCATCTTGCAATTCCTTTCGTGGATAATTTGGCGACTGATGAGGGGATCTAACGGGGGAGGGCGTTATGGGGATTCCCATGTCGGCCCTCCAACACCGCTACAACGTCAATCCTGCCAGACGTAGCCCTGCTGCGGCACGTCACCTACGCGCTCCTCGGGTTTGATGTCAGCCGCGAAGATGAAATCGACACGATCGCCGGTCATGTTCCGCGAGGCGCGCTTGTTCTCGATGAACTGGTCGAGTGGAATGTAGCGACCCTCGCCGTAGCGGTTGTCCGGCTCCTCGACATATCCCTTGGCCTCGGAACTGTAGCGGCAGCCACGATCGTATGCCGTCGCTTCTGCCAGTGTTTCTTCCTCGCTGATCGAGTAGTCGTCGCCGCAGCAGGTGCAGGTGACGCGCTCGGGGTTGTGGCCGAAGCGGTTGTAGAAGATCACCTTGGCCTCGGCCTCGGGAGCCTCGATATACAGGTACTCGAAATCTTCTTTCGAGCTACCGCCCGAGTGCATGTCCATGAACCGAGTCCAAACCACCGTTCTTCTCCCTTCGTGCAATGATGTTGCGACTCGGGGATAGGACTTTCAACCTATGCTGTCAACCGAAAGTTGAATGGAGATTTGGCGACCCTATGGGTCCACCGCCGTCAGAGGGGAAACGGGGAAAATCGCGGCGATCCTACAACTCAGATACCACACCATCCCGCTTCGCAGCCGGGCTGCGGTTCGTCTAAGTCGTCAACCGGATCGCCGAGCAGCGCGTCAAACTCGTCGGTGTCGGGCGCACGGTACTTCCCCTTGCCGCTTTGCGCCCACTTCACAACTTCGCGGATGCCGACTGCGCCCATGCGGTTAGCTGGCCGAAACAGCGCGCCCCGGATCTTGCCGTTCTTCGTGCGTGGCCCTTTGATCCCCATTTCGATCTCAAGGGCTTCGATCTCAGCGATCCGCTCCTCATCCTCGGCCAGCAGTTTCAGGTCGGCCTTGTTCGAGTTGATGCAGGGGAAGCACTCCATCGACCGGTGCGGCAGCGGCTCGACTCCGGCGCGCACGAGAAAGGCGTCGCGTGTCTCAGCAGTCCACTCGGCCATGGGCGCGAGCATGACGCGACCGCCATGGCTGTTGCTGTTCGCGTTGAAGATAGGGAAGCTCTTGCGGTCGATCCCTTCCTCGCGCCTCACGCCCACCAAGCAGACCGCGCGCTTGTCAGGGTCGTTCTCGGCCAACCAGCGTTCACCAGGCTCGATCTTGAGGATGCCCGAGCACCACTGAACCATCTGCGTCGGGAAGGCTTTCTTCTGCCGGGCCAAGCCGACGAACCCGATCGAGGACGTTCTGGCAGTGCGGAACCCGAGGCCGCGCGTCCATGCTTCCAGTTTCTCGACGCGCTCGGCCCATAGCCGCGCCGCCCAGCCGGTGTCTGAATAAACGCAGACCACGTCCCGCAAGCCCTGGTCGTGTGCCCACTGAATGAGCGCCACCGAGTCGTTGCCGTAGCTGGTGAAGATGACGAAGCGGGGTCGCATCGGCACGTCGCCGAGTAGGGCATCGAAATCATCCATGGGCGGACCCTAGCCCTTCTGGCGTGTTTAATCAACTTCTTGGTGAAACCACCGCCTACAACGCCGATACAACAGCCAATCTCAACGGCTTAACGCCGAAACCGACCAACATCGGCGACTTATGCAGGAACAAAGAGGGCGGCGACGGTGTCCCCACTGGCATGGGTGAAAAACGTCGCCGCCCAGTTGCGTGTCGATGGTGTCTTTAGCGCCAGCCGAGAACCACCGAACCTCCTTCGCGGGGGAGACCGCAAGAACGTCGCCCGGCAGCGCGGGTTCTCAGAAAAAAAGACCCCGACGAAGCGGGGCCAAGGTGAGGGAGGGTCAGCGGGGAAGCGCTAACGAGACTCACTAGACACGAGCGCGGTTGTCGTGTCAACCAAAAGGTGATAATCATTCGCCTGAACGGAGACCGTAAGTGCAGTGCCCGAACATCCTGTTGAGTTTCTTCGCCTTCGCGATGTCAAGCAACGCGCGGGCCTCTCGCGCAGCGAAATCTATCGCCGCATCGCCGCCGGCCGTTTTCCGCAGCCACGTAAATACCCCGGCACCACGATGACCTTCTGGCTCTCGACCGAGGTACAGGCGTGGCAGCAGGAACAACTCCGGTGAACTTCGACGCGGCATGTCGCGGAAAGACCGGCTACCTGACCTGGGAGGCCGCGCGCCGCGCGCTGTCCCGGAACCGCTTCCGCCCGGACAGCCGGGAAGGGCAGGTCGCCCCATATAAATGCCGTTACTGTTCCTCGTGGCACATCGGCAAGAGCAAGGATGCGAAGCGGCAACGTGGATGATTTTGACGATCTTCTGACCCCGACCCGGAAACGCGGCCGCCCATCGAACGCCGACCGGGCAGCGCGGATGGAACAAGCTGCCCGCGAAGCTGAGATGCAGGCCGAGTTCCGCAAGGCCGCGCAGGGCCACCAGTCGCTGCAGATCGACCAGTTCCTGAATCCGGTGCCGCAGAACTTCCTCGCACGCCTGATGAACATGGACCCGGCCACCGTCAACAAGCGGCTGGAGAAGTGCAAGCCCGCCGCCGTGGTCGGACAGCGCAAGGTCTACTGGTTTCACGAGGCGATCCACTATCTCGTGAAGCCGAAGATGACGGCAGAGCAGTTCGCGCGCACCCTGAACAAGACTGACCTGCCCGCCGAGATCAACAAGTCCTTCTGGGATGCCCAACGCAGCCGCGTCAAATACAAGATCGAGGCGCAGGAAGCATGGGAGACGGAGGACGTGCTGGAAGTCCTCGGCGACGTGGCGATGACGCTGAAGGACAGCCTGGTTTCCGTGGTCGAGGAGATGCGTAATCGTGCTAAACTGGACGATGCACAAACCGAGATCCTGTCGGCGGCGCTCGACGAAATCCGCACCGAGATTCGACGCAAGCTGATCGAGTTGCCCACGCAGAAAGCGACCGGTGCCATGTTCGCCAAGCCGATGTTCGGCGTGGCCGAGGAGATCGACCGAGAACCAGATGTGCCGGTTGACCCGTGGTCGGATGAGGATGACGACGAGTGAACGCACCCGCCAAGCGGATGCTGGTCAAGGATCGCCCGCCTTCCTACCGCACATTGCAGGAACTGATCGTCGCCGGCACCGAGGCAATATCGCCTCCCGAGCGGCTGACCGTCAGTGAAGCTGCGACTAAGTACGTTCGGATCAAGGAGAAGAACTACTCCGGCCCGTGGTCGTCTGAAAAGACATCCTACCTGGTTGAACCGCAAAACGTACTGACGAGTCTCGACTATCAGGGGATGGTGTTCGTCGGGCCGGCACGAACCGGAAAGTCGCAGATGTGGCTGAACTGGTTGGCACACTCAGCAATATGCGACCCGGCGGACATGCTTCTCCTGCAGATGTCAATGGCCCGCGCGCGTGAGTTCTCATTGTCCGATTTGCGGAAGCTGTTTCGCCATTCGCCTGATGTCGCCGCCAAACTGGTTCCCGGGCGCCAGAACGACAACGTGTTCGACAAGACTTTCATCTCCGGCATGCGCGCAACGATCGTCCACCCGTCGATCAACGAACTGTCCGGTAAGACCAGCGGTCGCAACTGGTCGATGGATTACGATCGTTTGCCGACCAGTATCGACGGGGAGGGTGACGCCTGGACGCTGTTGTCAAAGCGCGCCGAGACGCTGGGCCGGTACGGAATGACCGTCGCCGAATCCTCGCCAGGCTTCGACGTGACCGACGCGAAGTGGATTGCGGAGTCGCCGCACGAGGCGCCGCCCTGCGAGGGTATCCTTTCGCTCTACAATATGGGCGACCGCCGCCGCCGTTACTGGTCCTGCCCGCAATGCTCGGGGAAGTTCGAGCCGGACTTCGGCCTGTTCCACTACCCGGAGTCGCGCGACCCGCATGAGTCCGCCGAGCAGGTGACGATGATCTGCCCGCACGACGGCTTCCCGATGACGCCTGACATGCGGCACGAACTGGAGCACGGGGGCCGGTGGATCAGGGAGGGGGAGGTGTGGCTGCCCGATGGCACGATCACTGGGACGCCGCGTCGCTCCGACATCGCGTCGTTCTGGTTGAAAGGCCCATCGGCGGCATTCAACACCTGGCCGAAGCTGGTGCTGGCGTATCTCAACGCGAAAGCCGATTACGAGCGCACCGGCAGCGAGGAGAAGCTGCGTGCCGTCGTCAACACCTCATTTGGCATGCCGTACACTCCGAAGCAGTTGGAGGCAGGTCGCCTGCCCGACGTGCTCAAGGAGCGCGCGCGGCCGTACAACAGGCGCGGCACGGTTCCCGAGGGTGTCCGGTTCCTCATCACCACGATCGACGTGCAGAAGGCGTCCTTCGTCTGTCACACGTTCGGGATCGCGCCCGTCCAGATGGAGGGCGGCGCATGGTCGGTCGACATCTACCACGTCGATATGTGGAAGATCACCAAGTCGCGCCGTCTCGACGATGACGGCCACCCGAAGCTGATCGACCCGGCGGCGTTCCGCGAGGACTGGCACGTTCTGATCGACGAGGTGATCGAGCGTGACTACCCACTGGAGGACGGTTCGGGACGCATGATGCGGGCCAAGCTGTTCGCCTGCGACTCTGGTGGCGCGGCGAGCGCGGCGGCCGTGCGTCTGAACAAGGCGCTCGACGGGCCGGTGGTCTCCGTGACCTCGAATGCTTATGACTTCTGGCGGTATCTGCGGCTGCACGATCCGCAGCAGCGCAACTACCAGATGAAGTTTCACCTGCTGAAGGGTGAGCCGAGCCGACAGGACAATCTGATCCACGTCGACTATCCGGACTCGCAGCAGAAGGACAAATACGCGATCGCGCGCGGCGATGTGCCGGTTTGGAAGATCAACTCGAACCGAGCCAAGGATCAGGTCGGCAACATGCTCGACCGTGGTGACCCAGGCGGCCGGTTTCACTTCCCCGTGTGGTACGAGGAAGACGGGTCGATGGAGAATATCGACTGGCTCTACACGCAGCTCACCGCCGAGGTTCGGTTGCAGGCAGGCTGGGAAAACCGCAGCCGCCGTCGTAACGAGGCGTTTGACTTGGCAGCCTATTGTGTGGCGTTCCTGAAGCACCCGAGCATCAAGATCGACCGGCTCGACTGGTCGAAGCCTGCCGCCTGGTTCGCGCCGTGGGATCAGAACGACCACGTCTTCGGGGCGGCAGGGCAGTCGGTAGCCCCAATCACGCCGCGTCCCAAGATCGCAGCACTGGGCGACGCTTTGCTCTGATTGGTTGCCGAGTCACCTATTTCGTGATAGTGACGGGCACCGCGAAGAAGGAGTCTGCCCGACATGCCAGCCGGTTCTGTGACCATTCAGGAGTCGATCGACCGGATCAAGCGGTCGCTGCGGTTCTGGTCGAGCGACGCGACCGACAAGGGTGCGTTGATGCCCATGATGGCGCTGGGCACGCCTAGCGGTACTCCGCTGAATCTCGACCCGCCTGAATGTCTCAGCCACTATGTGCTGACTGCCGACACCTCGTTCGCTGGCAATACACTGGCCGCGCTGCTGGGCGGGACCGTACTGGTCGATCAGGTCGCGGCAGGTCTGTCTGCAATCACCGTCACGGTCACCGGCTTCCCGATCCGTGTCCGCTTCGACGGTGGCGACCCCTCGACCATCGGCCACATTTACGGGGTCGATAACGTCCAGCCTTATGTCTGGGACGCTGCCGACTTCGCCGACATTGCGTTCGTCGGCATCGGCGGCGCGGCGACCGTCAACATCGCATTGTGGGCCTGAGCACCATGCTGCGTTCGCAAGGTATCCTATCGCCGCCGCCGCTGGTTGTGACGGGCGGCACTCCGACCCCGACGCCAACGCCTACACCGACTGCGGCATCCCTGACCTTCGGCGCCTATGGCCTGAACACATCGCTGGCGACGCACACCACTGGAGCGGCCAACGCCAAAGGCACCGCAACCTCGCTCGGCACCTTGAGCCAAGCCGTCGACCTGATCCGCATGGCCTTCTTCACGGCCAATAGCCGCCCGTTCCTGATCGACTTGCGGCTCGCCGGGGCGTTGATCGCCACTGACGTACCTGTTGTTTTCACCAACACCACGGCTCGAATGAACCTGCCGCTGCGGGTCTCGGCTGGCGAGTTGACCTTTCAGGCATCCTACGGCGGCACAGCCACCTCGATCGAGGCAATCGCATTCGCCGCCACGTCCACCGTGCAAGAGACCGCGACGGTCTGCGAGCCAATCGCAGCAGTTGGCGCAGGCGCGGAGCTTACCGGCATCACCGGCATCCAGCCGGGCGACATTGGTGTGTCGAGTGGGTGGGTCGAGATCGGAACCAGCGCCAACGCGGTCAAAGGAGTTCTGCCCTTTGTCGGCCGCTCGAACGTCACCACTGGCCGCGCCGACGAGCGGTACAAGCTGGAGATCGGGACCGGAGCCACTATTGGCGTCGTCGCCTCGATTGGTATTTCGTCTCTGTTCCGATCTTCTGCGGCGATCATCATCGGCGACAATCTCCAACCGATCATGCAGGCTTTCGCGGCAGGCACGAAGTTCTGGGCGCGGCTGACCACCCTGGCGACGACTGCCAGCGCCGGCACGACGCGCACGATGAACGTCCAAATTCACGGGATACGCTAATGAGGGCACGCCACTGGTTCCTCTGTAGCGCGCGCCCGGTAACTGGCCCGACCCCAGACCCGTCGCCGACACCAACCCCGACTCCGCCGACCGACACCCCGACACCACAGCCGGCGCCGACACCTCCCCCGGCGCCGACGCCGACCCCCACACCCTCGGCGGCCTTTATGGCGTCCTCAGTCTCGTTTGACGGCGCGACATTCCATTTCGTCGACAGCAACGAAACAACCCCCAAACAGGAGCTTGTCGGCTACTCCGCGACCGGCGAGCCGTATGTCGTGGCCGGCGCCAACCCGATCCGCATCAAGCAGATATTCCCGTTGTGCGTGCAGCGCGCGGCCGGCACGCGCAGATTCCACAGCTACGTCAACGGGATTGATGCCGCCGCCTTTACGGGGGCGAGCGTCGATGGAGACGGCAATACGCACGTCCCCTATGCGTCGTGGATCAACGGCACCCAGGTTAACCCCGGCTCGAAAAGCTGGACGAAGTTCTATCGGACGGGCGAGGCCCGTGCGCCCGTCATCGTCCCCGACAGCGGCGCCCGGTTCCCTGCGCCTTCTAGCGTCACTCCTGGCAGCGCCACCCTGACCAACAGCGAGTTTCAGGAATATACCTCGTTCGACGTAATCGACCACGCATCGGAGAAGCAGGGCTATGACGAATACCCCCGCACCCCCTCAGAAGGCTCGATCTCCGGCGAGTACGACGACAAGCTGAACGTCGACCCTGTTCGGCTGGCGGCGCGCGGGCATGGCAACAGTCTCGTCGTCTATGCCGGTGACAGCGTGGTCAAGGCGATCAGCCACGACGAGATCGTCCCGAAAGAGGCGCGCGGCGTCCTGCAAAAGTTTGTCGTCCTATCGGTGCTGGCGTCCGAGCCTGCAGTCGGCGACTTCCGGCCACCTTACGCCTGCGATCCCGCGATCAAGCTGGCGATGCCAAGCTGGAACGTCAGCGATCTGGATTACAGCTTTCTCTCCAACGTCACCCCGCCCGCAGTCGACGGCCTCATCACCGCCGCAATGGCGCTCGGCTATGTCCAGCGCCCGATGGAGTTAAGCGCCAGCGATCAGTGCCGCTCGATTGCGCCAACGCTGCATCAGGCCGAATATGGCCGCGACATTTGGCGCCAGAACACGCGCGCCCTGCTCTGGCTGCACCACAACAACTCGAACGCGACCAAGCTGCCTGTCCTGCGGGCGATGGTGCAGCGCGGCATCGACGTATGGGGCGCGGTCAAGAACGGGCGCGTCTGGCTGACCAACGGCGGCCACAATGCCAAGTGCAAGACCCCGCTCGTCGTCGCGGCGCTCGCGCTGGGTGATGCCGAGTTGGCGACCTGGGCGCAGCGCGACGATCTGTTCCAAGAGGACTTGCAGGTTTTCACCGTGCAAGAGGGCGGCGGCCCCGGCTCGTTCGACAGCGACATTCTGCGCAAGCACACGCTCGACAACGGCGCGGTTCTGGCAGTCGGAGTCGGTGGCTCGGGCTATCAGGCAAATGATCTCGTGCGCCTGCGCGTCGGGACGCCACTGAGCGAGGATGACTATCCCGTCTATGAGATCGACGCGACCCGCATCAACGGAGCGGGCGCTATCATCGCATGGAACGAGAGCGACTGCGAACGCTTCCCCCGGCTGATGCGCGGCGCGGGGCCGGGTACGACATGGCCGGTCGAGACGATCACCGGCAGCGGCAGCGGCGCTACCATCAAGATTCCGCGCACCGTCGAGACCCGGCTTGAGCATGAGCTTGGCTCGGCCGACTTCTACGCGACCTATAATCGCTACAGCGGCGGCGGCACCGATGCGGTCGATCTTGCCGGCGTGCCGATCACCAACGGCGACTTCTACGCCACCTATGCCAACACCCGCACTTACGATCAGTCGTATCGCGGCACGAACGCCTCGAACACCGCACTGAACTCGCTGGCGATCCGCATGTGTACGGGCGGCGTGGCGATGTGGAACTACGCTCCGTTCCACGAGTGGGGCGACCGTTCCTACTATGCCGCGATCCCGACCGATCCCTATCTGGATTGGTCGACCATTGCGCCGACTGCATACGAGAAAGCCTTGTGGGACGCGCATCGGGCGATGCCGAACCCTGGCGCTCCGACCATTGTGTCGGCGCATGTCAAGGACAACCGCGTCGCGATCATCTTCGATCAGTTGCTCCACGAGGGCTATGTCCCCTCGACTGACGACTTCGCTCTTAGTTCCGGTTCCACGACCATTGGTGCCACCTATGTCGAGGTGCGCGGCAGGGGCGTGCTGCTTCTGACTAATGCGACGATTCCTACCGGCACCAAGGTTCCCGTCACCTATCGGCAGACGCCGAACGGGCTTCGCAATCTGGCCGGAACCCTCGTCGCCGACATAAACGGCGCGGTCCTGCGCGACGGCACCGGCTCTGGCGCTGCGCCTGTGTTCAGCGGCGACCCCGTTGTCACCGGCAACACAGCGCCAGAAGGCGACCTGAACGCGACCACCGGCACAGCATCGGGCAATCCGCTGTTCACCCGGCGCTGGTTTAGCAATGCCGCACAGACCGACGACACCGACCTGACCTATACCAAGGGGACGGCAGATAGCGGCAACTCGCTTAGCTGTAAGAGCTACGCCATGAACGGCTATGGCATCGCCACCGCGACGAGCAACGCCGTGGTCATCGTCGCCGCGCCCGTCACCCGTACCTACAACTTCAACGACGCAGACGGCACCAAGCTGACGGCAATCGGCTTCAAGCAGGTGATCGGCGACGGAACGGTTGTGGTCGATGCTGCTACCACCGCAGTCAAGAAAACCTCCGGCTCGGCTGGCGTCAACCTGCTCACCGCCGAAGGGCTGACTTACAAGACGCAGCACGTCACCGGCACATGGCAGGCCAACCAATCGACGCAATGGATCGGGGTGCTGGCGTCCTATGGCGGTGCTGGCGTTACTGGGTATTTCCTGCGTCGCAGCGGCGACACATCGGCGCGTCTGTCCAAATATACCAACGGCATCGCCACCTCGATCCAGGCCAGTATTGCCGGCGTCGTCGCGGGCGGCAGCTTGCGACTGGAGGCGGTTGTCGCGGCCAACAATCTGAGCGTGTCGCTCAAGGTCTATCAGGGCGCGACCCTGCTTTACGATGGCTCCGACACCACTTCGCCTCACACCAGCGGCGCCACGGCGATCTTCATGGGCGGAACCGGCGCGGTCGCTCCATGGCTCGCCCAACTCGTCACCTATGCGGCACCATAGAAGTTCAACTTCAACTTGACAAATCAACCTAATGTTGCCTCAACACGCGAGTCGTGATACTCCACTGCTATGGCGACCCTTGCTGAACGTCTCGTTGAAGCTGAAGCTGCGTATCACGATCTCCAGATCGGGAAGTCGGCGCGAGTCTATGCCGACCAGAATGGCGAACGTGTCGAGTTCACGGCAGCCAATGCGGCCCGTCTGCTCGGCTACATCAAGGATCTGAAGCTGCAAATCGCCAACGAGAACGCCGGTACGACCCAGAGTGAGGGTCCGATGCGGCCCTTCTTCCTCTGATGGGTGACAGCTTCGACGAACTGCTGGGCGGCACCCCTTCCGCTGCACCGGTAGAGTCCCCTGCCTCGGTGCTGGTCCCCGCTGGGGCAGGGGGCGAACGTGCCATGGGTGCATTCGAGGGCGCTGACCGACTGAACAGTTCGATCGCGCTGTGGGGCAGCCCGCTGCAGTCGGTCGATCTCGACATCCTCCCCGAGAAGAACGTCATCGACGGCCGTGCGCGTGACATGCTGCGCAACGACGCCTTCGTGCAGGGCGGCGCGTCGCTCCACAAGGACAACATCGTCGGCTCACACTATCTGCTGAACTGCCGCCCGGCGACCCGGGTGCTGTTCGGCAAGGAAGACGACCTCTGGGAGGAAGAGTTCCAGGAGGAAGTCGAGGCGAAGTGGGAACTCTACGCCGACTCTCCGGACAACTGGATCGACGCGGCGCGGACGAACAACTTCACGTCGCTGGTCCGCATGGCGGTCGGCATTCACCTGATGGCCGGCGAAGTGCTTGCCGCCGCCGAGTGGGTGACGGACGACGGGTCGCCATACAGCACGGCGATCCAGATGATCGACCTCGATCGCCTCACCGATCCGCAGGACGCTGACAAGTGGAACTGGGTCAACTCGCCGAACCAGCGGGCCGGCGTCCGCTACAACAGTCGCGGCGCCCCGGTTTCCTATTTCATCCGCAGCACGCATCCGAACGACTATGGTCCCGTCAGCTTCCAACTGGCCGATCAGAAGTGGAAGGAAGTCGACCGCGTCAAGCCATGGGGCCGCTTGCAGGTCGTCCACCTGTTCGAGCAGCTTCGTCCCGAGCAGACGCGCGGCGTCACGGAAATGGCCGCCGCCCTGAAGGCGATGAAGATCACGCACACATGGCGCGACATCACCGTCCAGCACGCGGTCAGCCAGGCGCTCTACGCGGCAGCGATCACGTCCGAGTTGCCGATGGCCGACATCATGCAGCGCATGGGCACCGGGGACTCCGCCGAGGGCGCGCAAGCCGCAATCACCGCCTATGCGGAAGGCTATCTCGGCTCGGTCGCCCAGTATGTCGGCGAGAAGCGCGGCCTCGCGATCGACGGTGTCCGGATTCCGCGCCTCTATCCGGGTGAGAAGCTGGACCTGAAGTCGCCGAGCAACGGCGGGCCGCTGGGTTCCAACTTCGAGCAGTCGCTGCTGCGCTACATCGCGGCGTCCATGGGCGTCAGCTACGAACAGCTCAGCCGCGACTACACGAACACCAACTATTCCTCCGCGCGCGCCGCCCTGGCCGAGACGTGGAAGTTCATGTCGGCTCGCAAGAAGCTGATCGCAGATCGGTTCGCCACGATCATGTTCCGCCTGTGGCTGGAAGAGGCCATCAACGCGGGCAAGATTGAAACCGCGAAGCGCATCCGGATTTACGACTCGCCGCGCGGCGGCCGGGCCTATGGGCGCCTGAACGATAACTTCGACGCGCTGTCGCGCTGCGAGTGGGTCGGTGCATCGCGCGGCCAGATCGACGAGTTGAAGGAGACGCAGGCTGCGGTGCTGCGGATCTCCAACGGCCTCTCGACCGCCGAAGACGAACTCGCCCGCCTCGGCAAGGATTGGCGCAAGGTCTACCGGCAGCTCAAGCGCGAGCAGGTGCTGCGCGAGGCACTGGGCCTGACCTTCATGGCGACCGATCCCGCCACCATGGCCGCGATGAACGCACTCTCCGGCAACACCCCTGATGACGGAGGGAAGCCCCGTGAGTAATCCGCTGATCGCCCGGTTTGCCGGCGAACCCGTGCTCGTGGCCGAGACTGCTGCCGAGCGTGTTCAGGTCAATCTGGACTCCGCACAGACGTTCCTTCGCGAGAACGCCGAGCAGTTCGCCGCCGTCGAGGCTGCCGAGGACTTCTGGGGCGTCGATGGCGACCGCTGGCTGGCGCGGCTGCGCCCATACACCGTGGTCGACGGGGTTCTCCAGATCCCGGTCAAGGGTGTCCTGCTGAACAACTTCCCGTATCAACTCTACGACTGGGCTACCGGGTACGAGTATATCTGGGAAGCCTTCAAGCGCGGTTGCGGCGACTACGCGACCGGTGCGATCCGTGGCATCGCGTTCGTCAGTGACTCGCCGGGCGGCATGGTCGCCGGCTGCTTCGATGCGCTCGACAAGATGATCGCGGCCAAGGAGAAGGTCGGCGTGCCCGTGGCAGCGTTCGCGCACGAGTCCGCTTACTCGGCAGCCTATGCGACGATCATGGTCGCTGATCCCGGCCAGATTTACGTCAGCCGTACCGGCGGCGTCGGGTCGATCGGCGTCGTGACCAGCCACACCGACATGAGCGGTGCGCTGGAGCAGCGCGGCCTCAAGATCACGTTCATTGCCAGTGACCCGTCAAAGGTCGAGGGCAACGCGGCCGAACCGCTATCGGCCGACGCGAAGGCGCGCATCCAGGCGCGCATCGACGAACTTTACAGCATCTTCGTGTCCGCAGTGGCACGGGGTCGTGGATTGGAGGAGTCCGTCATCAGGGAAGACCTGAAGGCGTACTGCTACACCGCCACGCAATCAGTGTCCAACGGGCTGGCCGATCAGATCGGCAGCCTGGAAGACGCCACGTCCGCATTCGCGGGCTTCCTGGACGACCAGTCCGACAACAGTGGAGACGACGAAATGACCACCCAGGTCGAGACGGTCGAAAAGGCCGTCCACGAAAAGGCTGTAGGCGACGCCGCAGCCGCAGCCGCCACGGCGATGCAGGCACGCATCGGCGCGATCCTCGGCAGCGAAGAAGCCAAGGGCCGCGAAGACCTCGCCCAGCACTTTGCGTTCTCGACCGACATGCCGGCGGAAGCCGCTGTTGCCGCGCTCGCCAAGGCACCGAAGGCTGCTGCCCCGGAGCCGAAGAAGGAAGAGGCTGCTGCCCCGACCTTCGAGGCGGCGATGTCGCAGAACAACCCGGAAGTCGGCGCCGAAGCCGGCAAGCAGCCGGAAGCCGACAAGGACGGGCCGGACGGCGTCGCCGCTCTCGCTGCGTCGATGGGCCTGAAGGGCTTCGCCAAGCCCGCAGCCGCCAAGTAAGGAGACACGGACATGGCAACCAGCAACATCAACACGTCCTACAAGAACGCCGGGGTGCGCGGCACGCCCGACTTTCAGGTGATGGACACCTATCTCGACTCGAACCTGGTGGCGGGCGCGGAGCCTGCAATCCAGTCGCCGCGTCGCATCCTGCTCGGTGACTCGCTCGATCTCGCGCAGTTCACTGTGGTCGGCTTCACTGGCGGCAAGCTGGTCAAGGCGGTCTCCGGCAGCGTAACGGCGATCGGCGTGCTCGCGTATGCGGCGACTTCGGGTGCCGCAAACTCGACCATCTACGGCGAGGTCTTCCTGACCGGCAACTACAACGCCGGCTCCGATGACGGGGGCACCGATAGCCCGCTCGTCTGGGATGCTTCGTTCGACACGCTGGCGAAGAAGGAAGCGGCTGTTGTCAACAACCCGCTGCTCGTCTTCCGCAGCCGCCTGAAGCGCGACGCTTCGTAAGCCCTCCGGTAGAAGGAACACAACACAATGACCACCTATTCTCCGGCGGGCAATACGCCGTATGCACCGTGGACGACCCACCAGTTGCTCGGCGTCTTCCGCGACATGCAGCCCGAAACCTGGTACTTCGGCCAGTTCTTCACGGGCGGCCAGATGCGGTCGACCGACGAGTGGATCGACTTCGAGAAGCTGCCGATCCGCAGCCGCAAGCTCGCGCCCTTCGTCAAGCCGATGGGCCGTGGCAAGGGTTCGTTCACCGACAAGGTGACGGGCTACCGCTTCAAGCCGGCGAACATCGTCGCCGAGGATGCGGTCGATCCGTTCCGTCCGCTGTCGTTCGCGCCCGGTATCGACGCCTCCGCGCTGCACATGAACGTCAACGCGATCTCGCCGATGCAGCGTCTGAACCTGATCAAGGCTCAGATGGTCCAGCAGTACCAGGAAGAGGTGATGCGGACCTGGGAGTGGATGAAGGCCCGCGCCATCATCGACGGCAAGGTGACGTGCAGCTACCTTGACGGTTCCTCGGTTCTGGTCGACTTCCAGCGTGATGCCGATCACACCGAAACCCTGACCGGTGGCAATCGCTGGGGTGACTCGGGCGTGTCGATCCTCGACCACGTCAAGGCGATCATGGACACCATGTTCGACGCCGAGTTCGGTGGCCTGATGTCGCGCATCACGATGGGCGGCGGCGCTGCTTCGGTCATTCGTGAGGATTCCGAGATCCTTGACCACATGGACATGACGCTGCGCGGCGGACTCCACACGGTCGATCGCGGCATCGCCCAGTCGGACAAGGTCTACAAGTTCGGCGAGCTGTTCGTGGGTGGCAACTCCGGCCACAAGATCGAACTGTGGGTCAACAACGAGACCTATCAGGCTGCGGACGGCACGCTGACCCGCTATCTCGGCTCCAACGAGATCGTCGCCACCGCGAATCCTGCCGCGATCAACGGCTGGGAATGCTTCGGCATGATCGTCGACAAGGACGCCGGCTACCAGGCGCTTCCGCTGTTCCCGAAGAACTTCGAGACCGGCGAGCGCACCAAGGTCGAGAACATCTCGGTCGAGTCGGCGCCGCTGTTCGTGCCGATCAACCCGAACTCGACCTACAAGGCGACCGTCCTCGCCTAAGTCGTGACCAGGAACGGCGGGCTGCCATGCCCGCCGTTTCAACATAGGAGTGATTATGGCAACCGAACGTGGGAATCGCGGCCGTCAGCAGGCCGCCCCGAAGAAGGAACCCTTCATCCGTGAACCACGGCCCGAGGTTTCCGTCGAAGATGGCGTGGCGCAGGTCTGTGCGCTGAACAAGGTCACTTACGGTGCAGGTCAAACTGCGCCGGCTCGCTCGATCTTCACGCCAGTTTCGGAGGCAGAACGCAATGAACTCCTCGCCTGTGGTGCCGTTCGCGAACTCACCGAGGATGAAGCGAAGATCTTTGCCGTGGCTCCGGCCGCCGACCCCTCCGACGTGATCGCCTGATCCGTCATGGCAGGCATCCGCGACATCAAGCGTGACGCCCGCCTGCGTCTGCACCGCAACAACGCGGTGCCGGCGTTCTATATTCCGTCGACGGGGGCCACACCGGTCCCCGTCACGGTTCGTGTCTGGGGTAAGGGCAACCCGATCTCCCTCGGTGATCTTCCCGGTTTTCAAGGTTCCGCCGAGCGCGTCGAGCCGGAAGACCGTATCCGTTTCATGCTCTCCGAACTCCCGACTTTCCGGCGCCAGAACGCCGTCGTCTCGGTCGAGGCCGGTGAAGCCTATCGCATCGACCATTGGTATCCGGTGGACGACCAGTTCATCACTGCCCGCGTGATCCGGCTGACTGATGCCGAGATGACCGGGCTGCCGGTGCCGGCATGATCCAGTTTATCCGTTGCATGTTCGGCAAGCACATCTGGGTGGCCGGAGCCGGTCACTGGCGCCGCTGGTGCGTGGTGTGCGGCCATGGGGATGGGCGGTCCAAATGAAGTTCGGCAACGACCTCTATGTGGTCGCTCTGGACGGGCTGGCGGATACCCGGCCACTGGAAGCGATCCCCGAGCGGATCAAGAAGAACGCCGTGCGCGCGGTGAACTACGCCGCTGGTCGCGCCCGCACCCGTTCGGCCAAGGAAATGCGCGAGCAGGTCAACTTCCCCGCACGGTATCTGTCCGGCAACGACGGTCGGCTGACGCTCAGCACGGCCAAGGGATTCGGCGACCAGGCGGAGATCACCGGCCGGTTCCGGCCAACCAGTCTCGCCCGGTTCGCGACGCGGGGGACTCCTGGGGTTCCGGGCGTCTCCTTCATGGTGAAGCCCGGCTTCGCGACGCGCTCCAACCGGATGTTCCTGATCCGGCTCCGCGCCGGCACGGCTGACCTCGATACCAAGTCGAACCTCGGCGTGGCGATCCGGCTGCGCGAGGGTGAGACGATCCGCAACAAGAAGGTGTCGTTGCAACGCATGGGCAAGACGGGGCTGTATCTACTCTATGGACCTAGCGTGTCGCACGTTTTCAGGTCCGTCGCCGGGGAACAGGTGCCCGAGGTCGAACAGGATCTGGCGCGCGAGTTCGAGCGGTTGATGGAGGCGGGCGTATGAGGTGCGCGGTGTGTTTTCTAGCTGGCATCGGTGTTAGCGCAGCCACTCTGGCGACCGTCGTCGCTGTCACTGTTCGCAGGATAACACGATGACCTTCGACCACCCCTTCAAGCTGCGCGTCCTCCGCGCGCTCACCGACACGCTGAAAGAGATCACGCCCGCGAATGGCTACGTCTCCGACATGGCCGACTTCGATCCCGGCGACGGGGTTGATACGGCGCGCGTCTTCCGTGGTCGCGCGTGGTTCGGCGAAAGCGATTCACTGCCGATGCTGAGCATTCTGGAAGGCGTCGATCCTGCTGACGAGGTGGCCGAGCCACCGGTTGACACTCCCGTCTCGGAGTATGACCTGCAGCTTCTGATCCAAGGCTTCGTCACGGACGATCCGCAGAATCCCACTGACCCGGCTTATGTCCTTCTCGCCGACGTGCGGAAGCGTCTTGCGGCCGAGGTGAAGCGCAAGATGGTTGGTGATCCAACCGAGCGCGACATCTTCGGACTCAAGGCTGCCGGGTCCAGCCGCAACGAAATCACCGGGCTTCGGTTCGGGACCGGGGTGGTACGCCCCGCTGACGATGTCTCATCGAACGCCTGGTTCTGGCTATCGGTGACGATCCGCGTGGTTGACCACGCGGCGCTGCCCTATGCTTGAGGGCATTTTCACGTTATATGAGTATCAACACTAGCGGAGTGAAAACGAATGGGCAATCAAACGCTGGGCCGTGGCAAGGTCTACTTCAGTCAGATCGGTGGCACGGACGGCTTTACGCCGCTCGGCTGGCGCTACCTGGGCAACACGCCTGAGTTTAACCTGACCATCGACAACGAAACGCTCGATCACTTTTCCTCGGACGAAGGTATTCGTCAGAAGGACAAGTCGATCGTCTTGGAGACGACCGCCACGGGTTCTTTGACCTGCGATGACATTTCGCTGGAAAACCTCGCGCTGTTCTTCTTCGGCACGTCGGACACCATCGTCCAGACTTCGGCAACCGGTCAGACTTACACCATCGTTGATGTCGTTCCGGGCATGATGTATCAGGTTGGCCGCACGTCGCTGCTGCCGACCGGCGTCCGTTCGCTGAGCAACATCGTCGTCAAGGTCGGCGCGACCGTGAAGGCGATCAACACCGACTACACGGTTGACGCCGAACTTGGCCTGGTGACCATCGTCAAGGGCGGCACCATCGTCGCCAATGACGACGTGATTGTCGAGTTCGACCGTGCCGCCAAGAGCCGCACACAGGTCATCTCCGGCGACAGCCAGGTGGAAGGCGCCATCCTCTACGTCTCGGCCAATCCCGAGGGCGACAAGATGGACTACTATTTGCCGCTGGTGAAGCTCGGCCCGAACGGCGACTTCGCGCTGAAGTCGGACGAATGGCAGACGCTCAGCCTCAACGTAGAAATCCTCAAGGCCACCGGCTTCGAGCGCATCTATGTTGATGGGCGGCCGTTCACCGCGTCGTAAGGAGAGGAAGCGATGGGACTACGCAACCTCACCTTCGCTGAAACCAAGGTGGAGATCCCGGGCGGTGACTCGTTCACTGTTCGGGGTCTCTCCCCTGACATGGTGGTCAGCCTCTATCAGCGGCACGCCGGGCAGCTTTCGATGCTGTTCGACCGGGTCATGGCGAACGCCAAGGGCGAGACGGAAGCCGTGGGCGACGTTCAGGTGCTCGCGGGCATGCTGATCGGCCAGGCACCCGAGATCATGGCCGAACTGGTCGCGCTCGCCAGCGGCAGCGATGCCAACTCGAACTACGTCGATCCGGATGTCACGGTGAACCCGCTCGGATTGACCGATTGGCACGCCGACGTGGCCGCTGCCCGCCGACTGCCGCTGCCCGTTCAGGTGGATGCACTCGTCAAGGTCGCTGAGATGACCTTCTCGTCGAGTATGCCGCCGGGAAAGTTCCTAGCCGTGATCGTCCAAATGGCGGGGGCAACCACGGCCGCGCTGAGTCCGCCGAAAAACTGACGCTGGAGAAGTGGGTGTGGGAGATGCGGCGGAAGACCAGCCTGCTTCTCTCCCACGGCCACCTCGACGCCGGCTGCTACCCGCTTGGCTTCTTGGGTGACGAAGTTGCTCTCGTGATCGAACGGCAGAACGCTCTCATGGCTACCGAGGGTGTTGTGATGCAGGCGGCAGCAGCGTCGGTCATGTCGAAGGAGGGGGGCAAGCATTTCACCAAGCTGCTGAAGCAGATGACGGAGTAACGACAGCATGGCGACCCGGGGTCAGAGCGACGTAAGTTTGGTCGTCCGCGCCAAGGACGAAGCGACCCGGGCGCTCACCACCATTGAGAGCGCGCTTTCCGATCTGATTTCGACGCAGCGTGAACTCGCCACCGGCTCCCAGAATACCGCCTCGGGTCTCTCGAAGGTTGTCACCACCCTGGCCGGGCTGGACTCGGCGTATGCGAAGATCAGCGGCGCTGCCGACATGGGCGCCGCAGCATTCCGGCGGCAGGAATCCGCGATCGCTGCCAACCAGTCGCAGCTCGCCGCGCTGAAGGGTCAGTCGGAAGGCGCGGCCCGCGCACTGGATGCCCTCGGCGCCAAGCTGGTCGACGCGCTGCTGAACAAGGCCGACGCCGGGCCACTGCGCGCCCAGATCACCGAAGTCCGCAATGAGATGACCCGCCTCGACCGCGAGGCCGGGAAACTCCAGCGCACCATCGAACAGCAGCAGACCGGCTACCAGCGGTCGGCGTCCTCGCTCGGCGAGTTGGAACGGCAGACGCAACTGGTCGGCTCGGTCACGACATTCGCGAAGCAGGAAGCCGACCAACTCACCCGCTCCCTGAACTCGCAGGCCGACGCCGCGCAGAATGCCGCCCGGGTGCAGGCTTCGATTGCCCGCGCGACCGATAGCCGTGGTGGATTGTCGGCGCGCGACTCGGCCGATGCGTTCACTGCTGCCGGGCTGACTCGTGTCGAGAAGCAGATCGAGGCCGAAGCTGCGGCCACTGCGCGGGCGACACAGGCCGAACGCGACCGGTCGGCCCAGATCGAGTTGACCAACAACGCGCTGCGGGCACGCGCGCGGATCGAGGGTAACGGTGGCTCGGCAGGTTCGGCCGCCGACACCGCGTTCGCCCAGCAACTCCGCGAAGAGGAACAGGCGGCGATCGAGGCCGCGCGCGCCGAGAAGGAGTTGATACAGGCTGCGGCTCGACTGAAGGCGGAACTCAACCCGCTCGCCGTGATTCAGGATCGCCTGAACAAGGAACTGGCCGAGGCGAACACCCTCTACCGGGCTGGCAAGATCAGCGCGACCGAACTCGCACAGGCACAGGCCCTGCTGAAGGCGAACGCCGACAAGGCCGCCGGGGCGCTCGGGCAGCAGTCGTCGGCCGGCGGCAAGCCGACGCTGTTCGGCCTGAAGCCCTACGACGTTCAGAATCTGGGCTTCCAGGTCAACGACATCGTCACGCAGCTCGGCTCCGGCACGTCGCTGACGCAGACGCTCGCTCAGCAGGGCGGCCAGATCCTCCAGATTTTCCCGCGCGTCGGTTCGGCGATCGTGGCCGCGTTCACCAACCCGGTAGTGCTCGCGTTCGCGGTAACGCTCGGCACCATCGTCGTCGGCCTCAAGGAAGTCGGCGACGAGGCTGACCGGGTGCGCGGCTTCTTGGGTCTGCTCGCCACGTCGGCGGACGGCGGCGACTATAACGCGGGTGCCCTGAACAACGCTGCCGAGGCGCTGGACAAGTACGGCCTGTCCGCCGCCGACGCCGTGAAGGCGGTTCGCATCTTCGTCAAGGAAGGCGTCGACCAGTCGCGCCTGGAAGAGTTCGGCAAGACGGCGACCGACCTGGCCGAAGTCATGGGCGTCGAACTGAAGCAGGCCGCCGAGGAAGTCGCGAAGGCTTTCACGGGCGGCTACACCGAGATCAAGAAACTCGACGACTCGTACAACTTCCTCACCGCCGCCCAGCGTGAGAGCATCAAGACGATGTTCGAGGAAGGCGGCGCGGCCGAGGCGCGCAACGAAGCGCTGCTGATTTTCTCCGGCCAGCAGGAAGACGCGGCCAACAAGATGCGCGGCCCGTGGGCGAGCGCCGTCCGGGAACTCAGCGGCGCATGGCAGGAGTTCAAGTCGTTCCTGTCCGACCTCGCACCGATTCGCGGGGCTTCTGCGGCTCTTGAAGGGCTGGGCCGCCTCGCGCGCACGGTCATTCGTTCGCTGCGGTCCACCAGCGACGCCGCGTCGGCGGCGCAGGGTATCGCCGAGAAACAGAAGCAGATCGCTGATCTTGAGCGGACGCTGGCGACCAGTCCGAACGATCGACTGGCAACGCAGCAACTGGCGAACGCTCGCCGACAACTCGAATTCATGCAGCGCCAGCTTGCGACGGTTGAAAAGACCGGCGAAGCTGAGAAGGTGATTGCCGATACCCGTGCGGTACAGGCCGAGGCTACCAAGAAGGCCAGTGAGGATCTATCCCGGCAGACTCGTGAAGCCGAGCAGCGCAAGACACTGGAAGGCGATGTCGCCAAGGCTCGCCGTGAGGCGCAGGAATATGTCGAGCGCGAGTTCAAACTGGCTGACCAGGCGACCAAGAACGCCTACATCAACCAGAAGGTCGAGGAAGCCCGCACCGAGGCACTGAAGCGCGCCGCCGACGCCCGGAAGCGTGAGGCCGACGAAGCCCGTCGCGCGGCCGAGGAGCGGCGCCGTGGCTATGCGGCTGACATCGACGACAACGGCCGCGAAGGTCTCGTCAGCACCGCCCGCCGATTCCAGGGCATGAACGAAACTCAGAACCGGGGAGACCTGCAGAGTTTCTTCCGCCAGAACGGGATCAACGTCGATCCTAAGATGACCGCGTGGTGCGCCGCGTTCGTCAATGCGGTGCTCGCGACCAATGGTCTGCCGGGCACCGGGTCGCTGGCGGCGCGGTCGTTCCTCGGTTACGGCAGCGACGTGAACGCGGCCAATGCGAAGGAGGGCGACATCGTTGTCCTGAAGCGCGGCGGGAACAACGCGCAGGGTCACGTCGGCTTCTTCCAGGGCTTCGACGACAAAGGTAACGTCCGCGTGCTGGGCGGCAACCAGAGCGACGGCGTCAACACCAAGTCGTTCGCTCGCGACGATGTGCTGGGCTTCCGGCGCGCACCGAATGCTGCGCAGGTGGCGAAAGAGGAGTTCGTCCAAGCCGAGAAGCTGGCTGAGAAGCAAGAGCAATACGGCGAAGCGGTCGACCGCAGCGTCCGTGCCCGCGAGCAGGATACCCAGCAGCTTCGTGAGCAGTTCGGGCTACAGGGTGAGGCGCTGCTGGCAAAGCAGCGTGAAGCCGCGATCGAGGACGCCATCCGTAAGGCGAAGGAAGACGCCAAGAAGGCTGGCATCGCCGAGAACGACCCCGAACTCCTCAAGCGCATCGAAAAGCTGCGCGAGGTGGAGGGGGCATATTTCGACGCCGCTAACGCCAAGAACAAGTTCGACAACGAGCGTAACGCCGTCCAGCAGCCCGTGGACGACCTCACTGCGCTGCGCGATCGCATTCAGCAGCAGATTCAGTATTTCCAGGAGACCGGGCAGACGGGTCTCGCCAACCAGTTGACCCCGCAGCTCGACGCGGTGAACCTGAAGCTGGGCGAAGCGATCCAGAAGGCGCAGGCGTTCTACGCAGCGCTGGCGAACAATCCGACTGCGATGGCGGCGCTCGGGCTGACGAAGGACCAGATCGAGGCGATCCGCATCGGCCTCACTGCCTCGGCGCAGGCCGGGCAGAGCCTCGGCTATGTGATGGGTATCTCCGGGCAGCAGATTGCGCAGACCTTCGCGTCCACTGCCGTCAGCGCGATCGACAAGTTCTCTCAGGCGATCGCGAACGGCGAGAACGTGATGGGTGCCCTCAAGGACGCCTTCCTGCAGTTCGCCTCGGACTTCCTCCGGCAGATCGCCACGATGATCCTCCAGCAGTTGATCTTCAACGCGATCTCGGCGGGCCTGAAAGCAATCGGCCTCGGCGGCGTTGGCGTCCCCGTCGCCCACGGCGGCGGCGTGGTCGGCGGTGCAATGGGCGTCAACCGCAGCGTGTCGCCGGCATGGTTCGGCGCGGCCGCGCGCTACCACACGGGCGGGATCGCCGGGCTGCGGCCCAACGAGGTGCCGGCCATTCTCGAACGCGGTGAGGAAGTGTTGACCCGTGACGATCCCCGCCACCGGGCGAACGGTGCCACCGGCGGTGCCAGCAGCGCGGAGGACCGGGTGAAGAACGTCGTGTTCTTCGATCCAGCCGACGCCATGGCCGCCGCGCTGAATACGCGGGCTGGTGAGAAGGCAATCCTGACGTGGATGCGGGCGAACGGTCGCGCGGTGCAGCAGGCGATTGGCTGACGCTTCCACTATCAACCGTTTCGTGATAAGTCACGCAGCATGACAGCCTTCGCGACCGGCACGGCTACCAGCCACACCGACCTGTTCGGCAAACTGACCACCTTCCTCACCTCCAACGCTGCCCTCGTGGCAGCCGACGAGGAGTGGGAGGTGGCAGCGAATCACGGCACCTATGAGAAGGTGCTGCGCGGCCCCGGCCTGTCCGCCGCCGACGAAGTTCTGGTCGGCCTGAAGCTCGTCGAACGTCCCACCGAGGACGAATACGAGATCCAGTTGACCGGGATGTCGGGCGTGCTGGCCGGTGCGACCACGTTCGACGGGCACGTCAATACCGCGCCGACCCACGTCCGCATGTTCGTGGACTCTGGCGCGGTAAGTTACTGGTTCGTCGCCAACGGTCGCCGGTTCGTCGTCGTGCTGAAAATCTCGACCGTGTTCCAGACGATGTACGCGGGCTTCTTCCTGCCCTACGCGGCACCAACCGAGTATGCCTATCCGCTGTTCATCGGTGGCAGCGCAGGCCAGAGCAGCACCGCCATCTCACCGTCCTCGTGGCGCTCGGTTGACGTGGGGCACCGCCACTTCCCGCACAGCTACTACGATACGTCGATCATCTCCCTGCATCCGCCCTGCGCGTTGATGCTCAGCCCGCAGGGCGACTGGCTGACGGTCGCCGCGACCGGCGTCGACGCCAACGTCGCGATAGCCCCGCGTCGATTCCACTCGGGCTTCAGCGTCAACACGACTGCCGGGCTGTCGGGATACGGCTACCAGTCGATCCGTGAACGGCTCCAGTCCTGCTTCGGCGGCGACCTGCTGCTGACCCCGCTGACGCTGGTGCAGTCGTCTCCGTCCGACCAGTGCTACGGTATCCTCGACGGCTGCTACCATGTGCCGGGCTTCGGTAACTCGTCCGAGAACATCGTGACCGTTGGCGCGGTCGACCACCTCACCGTCCAGGACGCCTTCCGCTCGGAAATCGGCGAATACTGGGCGCTCGCGCTGGAGTAACCGGGGATGTTCGAGCAGCACGCCATCACGGCCATGGCCGACATTCCACCTCTGGTCGCTGCGTTCGCGGCCGATGCCGGGTGGACGGTCGTCGGAACGACGCTCACGCGAGCAGGCGGCGGATTGTCGTTCACACTCGCTGCCGCGATCGCCGGCTACGATCACACGCTGACGTGGACGAACGGTGTCAACAACGCGCGCATCGTCAGCCCGAAGCTGGGCGGCACGGCTTCCGTTCCTGTGGTGTCGATCCCGTCGAAGGTCTACCTGTTCGGCGACGCCGACTTCATCGCGATCGTGGTCGAGTATGGCTTCAACAGCTACCGGCACCTGTATCTCGGCAACATGGTCAAGGCGGGCGACTATACCGGCGGCGAAGTTATTTCCGGCTGTACGCCGCTCGCCAGCAACAGCGGGTCGTCATACCCGATGAGTTTCCGGGCTGCTGCGTATCTGTTCGCGGCCCGGCAGACGGTTCACTCGTCGGCCAACTGCGGCGGCGTCAACGTCAGCCATGTCGACAACCCGACCCAGTGGCGCAAGTTCAGCGGCCCGGTCAACGATGCTACGCCGCTCGACGGCTTCAACAACGCCACGGCACTCGGCGGCTATGTCGACGACATCAATGACGCCTATGTCGCGCGCGGCCGCAGCAGCTATGCCGGCGCGCAGATCCTCGTGCCGATCAACCTCTACGCCTCCATGCCGATTACGGGCGACACGCGCTTCGCGCCGCTCGGCCACCCGGCTGGCGTGCGGATGGTCAACATGGCCGACATCGACCCGGCAGGCACGTTTATGATCGGCGCAGAGACCTGGCAGTGCTTCCCGGCGCTCGCCAAGTCCGTGTCCACCACGGTCGCGCAGACTTCGGGCGGTGCCTGGGCGGTGGGTGAAACCTCCTACCTCGTCGGCTACGCCTATCCCCATGGCTGACGGTGTCCTCGCACCACTGCTGACGGCTATCCCGCAGACAGGTCTCGCGGCGAATCTTCCGCAGACGCATCCGGCGCGGCCCGAGCACGGGCTGATCGTCGCTACCGTTCCATTGGTCGGCGAGGTCACGGATACCCAGCCGATCACCGTCCGTTCGATGGGTCGCACGGGTGCGCGCGCCGGCTCCTATTTCGACGACTATTACAACCGCGTCCACATCCTGCCGGCGAACATCGACCTCGGTGCCGTGGCCGATTCGACCGACCGAACGACGACGCTGTGGAACGCCTATCTCGGGCCGTCGACTCTGCTCGCGGTTCCGCCTCCGGAAGACGGCGTCGTCATCTCGGGCATCACGGCGCCGCGCATCTTCAAGCCGCTCGAAACCGTGTCGGTACGCGCGACAGTCAACGCCAGCGGCCCGGCGACCATCGACGCCCTGTTCCTGTTCAACTTCAACACCGGGGATGCGGTCGGACTCACCGTGTCCGGCACCCGTGCGCGTCTGTGGCCTTTCGCCCCGAACTGGCGTTCCCCGCCCGAAGTGGAAATCAGCTATCGGACGGACATCATCACGTCGCGGTCGGGCAGGGAACAGCGCCGCGCGCTGCGCGCCACCCCACGCAAGCGTATCGGCTACACGATCACGGTTGACCGCACCGACCGGCAGCGACTGACGCAACTCCTGTCCACCTGGCAGGGTCGCACGATGCTGATGGCGGACCCGACGCGGCGGGTCACGCTGGAGACCGGCAGTCCGGCCGCCGCTGGCCTGATGACCGTGCCCGAGATCCCTGCATGGCTGGCCGTCGATCGGCAGATCATGGTCGGCGCCGACCTCGCGACCGTGACCGAGGTTGACGGTGAAACCGTCGCGTTCGAGCCTGCCAACGCGACCACCCTGCTGCCGGGGACGATTGTGCGGCCGGCGCTGCAGGGTCAGCTCACCGGCACCCTCGGCGCCGCGCATCCGACGAGCCGGGTAGCCGAGGCGCGCGTCAACTTCGCGCTCGACCCGGCATCCGAGTTGATCGACGAAGGGGAAGCGTCGCTCTACATCCACGGCGGCCGCGAGGTGTTCACCTTCCGGCCCAACTGGGCGGAAACGCTCGACCAGAACTTCGACTGGCCGGTGGAGCAGGTCGATTTCGGCCACGGGCGCATCCGCACTTATCAGCCGATCGAGATGGGGTGGTTCACCCAGTCGGCCACGTTCGTCGGTGCGACTCCTGCCGAAGCCAACGACCTGGAGGCGTTCTTCCACCGGATGCGCGGCCGCCGGGGTGAGTTCTTCATGCCAACCGGCACCGACGACATCACGATGCGGACGACGGCGGCCGCCGACACCGCGTTCCTGCGCGCCGTTGGTACGGATCTGTACGATAACTACCGGAACGACACCCGCTACCGGGCGATCGCCGTCAGGACGCGCGACGGGCGCCTGATCCTGCGGTCGATCGGCAGCATGTATCTGGTCGATGACGGCCTCGGTAGCGACACGATCATTGAACTGACCGAGAACTGGTTCTTCGATCTCCACCCCGATGAGGTGGCGACGATCTCGTGGCTGTCGGTGTTCCGGTTTGCGGCGGACGACGTGGCATTCGAGTGGCCGGCGTCGCACGTCGCGCAGGTCAAACTCGCGATGCGTAGCCTTGAGAACCTACCGGCTGAGAAGCCGCTGACGGGCCTCGACGGTGCTGCGCAGTGGGTGTTGGAGGCGTGGGGGCCGCTGTATCAGTTCGACGATTTGGATTACGCGGTCAACGTCCGCTACCCGGCGATCTTCTGGCACGCGCTGCCGTGGGTCATGGTCAATGAGGCCGTGGTCGATGCGTTCGACGCACTGGTCAACGAGGAATATCCGGATGTCTTTTACTGAGTACGAGGAATCCCGTTCGCTCGGCCAGCCGGACACGCTGTATCGGTTCACGATCGGCAACAGCGTCTATGCCTATACGGATGGCGAGGATGCGGTGGTCTATGCCAGCGTCACCTATCAGCCGATTCCCATCGACCGGGATTCCGTCAGCACCTCGGGGACGCTCGACAAGTCATCCCTGAAGGTGATGATGCCGCACGACACGCCGATCGCCGAACTGTTCAAGGTGTTTCCGCCTTCCGAGGTGGTCGCTCTGACCATCTTCCAGGGGCACGGCAACGACGAGGCCAACGAGTATTCGGCGATCTGGGTCGGCCGCGTGCTGTCCTGCAAGCGCGAAGGCTCGGAAGCATCGCTCGACTGCGAGCCGATCAGCACGTCCATGCGGCGCACGGGGCTGCGGATTCGTGACCAGTATCAGTGCATGCACGCGCTCTATGGCCCGAGCTGCGGCGTCAACCGGGCAGCGTTCACCAGCACGGCCACTGTGGTCGGGATCAACGGCGCGTTCGTGACGCTGGCGAGCGGGTGGAACGGCAGCATGGCTGAGAGCCGATTCACCAACGGCATTCTGCGGTGGACGGTTGACGGCCGCACCGAGCAGCGGTCGATCCTGAAGGTCAACACGGCCAACAACCGGCTGCACATCGGCGGGACGATGCCGGGCCTGGGCAACGGGTCAACGGTTGAGGTGTCGCGGGGATGCAATCATAATTCGGAACACTGCAACGAGTTTTCTAACATTCTCAACTTTGGTGGTTGTAAATGGATTCCCAAAACTAATCCGATCGGTATGCGGAACACCTTTTTCTAACCACGCGCTACCCAAATCAACCGTTTCGTGATAAGTCACCCGGATGCCCGCTTTCCTCGTGACCCTGCTGATCGCCGTCGCCATGATGGTGATCAGTTATTTAATTGCGCCGAAGCCCAAGCAGCCGAAGCCCGAAGCTGCGAAGCAGATGGAAGATCCCACTGCGGAGGCGGGCAAGGAGCGGCCGGTCATCTTCGGGACGATCACCCTGAAAGACCCCAACTGTCTGTGGTTCGGCGACAAGGCCATGACCACCTATCAGATCAAAGCATGACCCACCTCGTCACCATCTCCGACATGCGGAAGGCGGGCTACTGTCCGACCGGCGCACGGCGCTGGTTCGAGGCGCATGGGCTGGACTTCCGCGACTTCCTGAAACACGGCATCGACATCGAAGTGCTGCGCGCTACCGGCGACGCCTTTGCTGTCCGCGCCATCGAACTGCACGAGGCGCGCAATGGGCACGGGGGGTAAAGCCGGCGGCAAAGTCGAGGTTACGGACTACCGTCTCTCGATCCACTACCGCATCTGTCATGGTCCGATCGACGCGCTGCTCGGCATCTATGTCGGCGAAAAGGAAGCGTGGACGGGCGAGATCGCCGCCGAGACCGACATCGTCATCAACCGGCCGGACCTGTTCGGTGGCCCCAAGAAGGAAGGAGGCGTGGCCGGTGTCGCGCGCTTCCTGCCCGGCGGCCCGTCACAGGTCATGCCGGAACACCTCGCCTCGCGCCTCGGGCTGACCAGCGCCACCTGTCCCGGCTACCGGGGCATGGCGTCCCTGTTCTTCGCGGGCAGCAGTGGTTCCTCCGACTTCTTCGGGCAGACATTCACCTATGGGGCGCAGGGCTTCCTATGGGCGTCGAACAACCCGTATCTGAAGACGATCTGGATGAAGATTCGTCGGAAGCCGCGCGGCCTGAATCAGTCGATCGCGCTGATCGGCCCCGACGCCAACCCGGCCCACATCATCTATGAGTGCCTGACCAACCAGGACTGGGGGCAGGGCGGCGCCCCATCGGGCATCAACACCGCCAGCTTCCAGGCTGCCGCGCAGACGCTCTTTAATGAGGGCTTCGGTCTGTCCCTGATGTGGACGAAGCAGGCCACCATCGAAGCGTTCGTCAGCGAAATCCTCGACCACATTCAGGCGACGCTGTTCGTGAACCCGCGCGACGGGCTGATGACGATCAAGCTGATCCGCGACGACTATGACATCGACGACCTGCCGATCCTCAACGCGGACAACTGCAAGGTTATCGAGTTCGATCGCAAGGCATGGGGCGAGACGATCAACGAGATCGTCGTCACTTGGACCAACCCGGAGAACGAGAAAGAGGAAACCGTCGCCGCCCAGAACAACGCGAACATCGCGGTGCAGGGCGGCATCATCTCGGATAGCCGCAACTATTACGGGGTGCGCAACGCGGAGTTGGCGCAGGAACTCGCCTTCCGTGACCTCGCCCAGTCGTCGGCACCGCTGGCCGTCTTCAAGATCAACGTCGACCGGACGGCATGGGACTTCGTCCCCGGCGGCTGCGCGCGCCTGCAGTATCCGGAATACGGCATCGACGACGTGGTCGTTCGCCTCACCGACATCAACTACGGCAAACCTGGCGCCCCTACAATCGAACTCTCGGTGATCGAGGACATATTCTCCATCTCCCGGGCTGATTACGACACTGCCGATGGGACGCAGTGGGAAGACCCATCGGTCGACCCGGCTGCCCCGGCCTATTCGCGACTGATCACCGCGCCTGCCTATCTCGTGACGCAGGCGCTGCCGTCGTCACAGGCAACCGCCGAATATCCTTCGGTGTTCGCAGCGGCCCTGGTCAGCCAGAACAACGACGACACCTTCGCCTACGACCTCTATGGCGAGGCAACCCTGGCGAACGGCGACCCCGTCGCCGAGCTGATCGGAACACGGCCCACCATCGGCCATTCGATCCTGCCGACACCACTCGCGGCCGAGGCGTCAACGCTGCTGCCCAGTTTCGGAACGTCGGTCGGTGGCGCTGGCCCGCGACCCGGCGGCTTCGCGATTATCGGCAACGTCTCCGAACGCGGGCAGGAGATCGCCATGATCGACAGCTTCGGCGAGACCGGGTGGACGCTGGTCCGGGGCGCCCTCGACACCGTTCCACGCGCATGGCCGGATGGCACGGTCGTCTGGTTCGTCAGCACCGACACCAACATCATCGTCGACTCCACCGTTTACTCGGATGCGGAAACCGCCCGCTTCAAAATCGCCCCGTACACGTCTCGCGGGGTGCTGCCGCTCAGTGAGGCGCCGATCTTGGCAGCCGCGCTGACGGGGCGCCCACACCTGCCACTGCGACCCGCCAACGTGGTTGCCGGTGGCGCGGCATTCGGGTCGGTCGATCTGTCTGGATCGCTGCCTGCCACCGTCACAGTCACATGGGCGAACCGTAACCGGACACTCGAAGACAACCAGGTGCTCGCATGGGCGGACTCGACCGTGGTGCCGGAGGCGGGGCAGACCACGACTATCAAGGTCATCTCGACCGCTGGCACCGTGCTGACGACGCATTCCGGCCTGACCGGAACCAGTTTCGCAGTACCGGCGGCGTCGTTCGGCGGCGAGAACGTGGCCGACATCGCCGTCTATGCCGAGCGTGACGGGTTGGAGTCGTTCCAGAGCCACCGCGTCCGCGTGAAGATCCGGCCCGGCGGCTGGGGTGACGACTGGGGCAACAACTGGGGCAGCGGTGGCACCGACAGTCCGATCGGCGACCCAGAGCCTGAACCGGTGCCTGCTGATCCCGAACCCGGCACCGGCTTCCCGTCGCGCGCGCCTTGGTATCCGGGCGTCAACATTCCATGATGGAGAACTGAACCATGGCCGCTCGCACTCTGCCCGGCATCGGGCTGACTGGAGGCCGTTCAGCCGGTGAAAACGGCTGGGCGACCGAGATGAACGCCAACCTGCTGAAACTGACCACGCTGATCCAGGCGTCCGTCAAGTCACGGGTGACGGCGCTGCCCGGCAGCCCGGCCAACGGGGACATCTACATCGTCCCGTCGCCGGACAACCGAATCGCCGTGCGCGACGACGGTGCGTGGACCTATTACACGGCCACTGAGGGCTGGCGAGCATGGGTGCAGGACGAAGACGCGCAGGTGGTCTGGACCGGCACCGCATGGAAGCAGATCGCCCCGTCGATCGTTGCGGTCGGCACGTTCAGCGAAGCGGCGCCCACGTCGTCCCAGATCCTGCTCGATTGGGTGTTCGTGGAAGACGTGACGTTCGCCGACGATTTCGCCGGTAGCCGTGCGACGGTCGGCACGACTCCTACCTCCACGTTCATTGCGACAATCCAGAAGAACGGCTCCAATGTCGGCACCGTCTCGATCTCGACCGGCGGCATGGCGACGTTTGCAACCACTGCCGGCGCACTGTCCTGCGTGGCCGGCGACCTGTTGACCGTGGTCGCCCCGGCGTCTGCTGACGCGACGATCGCGCGGCTGCGCATCACCCTGAAAGGAACCCGCTGATGACCATCCTGTTCGCTGGTGGGGAACTGTCCGCCTTCAGCGCGAGCGATTTCACCAACGTAACAGAGGCCACGGCCAGCACTGGGCGCGATACCACCTACACACGATCTGCCATCGTTATCACCAACCCTGCCGCATGGATCGAGACGCCAGTTTTCGCATCGGCGACAACACTGTGGGTGCATGCCGAATGGCAGACCGGGTCCGCCTCGGTCAGTGGGGTGCCGATCACCTTCTACAACAGCGTCGGTACGGCAGTATTTCGATTGAACGGTACTGCCGGTCCCGTTCTTCAGATGCAATACTGGAACGGCTCAACGTGGACGAACATCGGCACATCGTTCGGCTACACCTCCGCCACTCGTTATACGATAGACATCAAACTTGTCTGCGGTAGCAGTGGTAGCGCCGAACTCTATGTGTCCGGTTCGCTGATTTCTTCGGCATCAGCGACGATGACTGCTGTGACCAACGTCAACAAATTGCGCTTGAGCAATACTATCAGTTCGTCATACTGGACACAGATCATCGCCGCAGACGAGTCGACGGTTGGTTGGAAACTCGCGACGTTGGCGCCTACTGCTGATGGTGCCAACACCACGTGGACAGGCACTTATGCCGATGTGGATGAGGCCACAACTGTCAGTGATACGGATTTCATTTCCTCCGCTAATGCCGATGAGGTTGAGACTTTCACCGCGAGTGATGCGTCCGGCGCAGGTTTCACGGTCAAGGCACTCGTGGTCGCGGCCCGCGCCCGTTCTGGATCAGGGCCGCAGAACATTCAGATGGCAGTGCGCTCGGCCGGGGCAAACTATTTTTCCAGCAGCGTGGCGAACATCGGTGCAGGTTACGCTGGTTTGCAAGCTGTATTCTCCACTGATCCTGCAACCGGTTCTGCATGGACTCTAGCCAATGCGAACAGCGCCGAGATTGGCGTGAAGTCGGTGGCTTGAGATGGCTGATGTTTCCAAGCTGACCGGATTTGCGGTCCTCGCGCCGGCCTCGACTGCCGTGGTGGTGAGCAAAGTGACCGGCTTCGTCGTGCTGGCACCGGCTACGATTACGACTTCCCGGCGACCGATCGTCAACTGTTGCTCGTGATTCGACAGAGTGGCCGATCTGTGACATAACAATCAACAATCGCGTGTGTCTTCAACTGATAAATGAGGAACTTACGGCATGGCGAACACGACGAATCTCTCCCTACCTACCAGCACCCTCGGCGACTCCAAGTTCAAGCGGTCCTTCCGCGAAGCCATGGTGCTGCTCGACGCGGCTGTCGGTCAGATCCTGACTGGGTCCAAGACGCACGACTTTGCCAGCATCGCAACTGGCACTGCCGAGACGACCACTGTCACCGTTACCGGTGCCGCACTCGGCGACTTCGTGGTCGGCGTGTCGGTCGGCGTCGATGCCGCCGGTCTCCGACTGACGGGCTACGTCTCGGCCGCCAACACCGTCACCGTGATTGCCCGCAACGATACCGGCGGCGCAGTCAACCTGGCCTCCACCACGCTCCGCGTACTGGTACGCGGCGCTTAACTCGTGTCTCGGGCCGGTCGCATCTGGGCAGCCATGCTTACCGCAGCACCGCTGCGGATGTGGGCGCTATTTGCGGCCGGTCCCGTGCTGACGCTCGGTACAGCAGCTCTGGTCTTAATCGTCAAAGACTCACAGTGGCCGGATCGACTGCGCGAGCGTCAGCTAGATTTCCTGGGCTGGGCGATGCTCGGCTCCCTCGCGATCGTTGCCGTCATCGTCATCACGCTTGCCGCAGTGCGCGTGAAGGGTCGGGCAGGCATCGCTGAGTTCGACGTTGGAGGCGACCGCGATGAAGCTGCATAACGCGCTCAAGTTCTTCGCCGCGATCCGTCAGAATCCGTTCGGCAAGGCACTCGCACAGCCGCAGGTCGATGGGACGAACCATCTGCTCAAGGCAATGGGTGACGCCGGGTGGCCGATCGCGTGGACCGCCTACGGTCTCGCGACAGCCTTCCACGAGGTCGCCGGCACCATGCAGCCGATCCGCGAACGTGGCTCTGGCGACCGTGACCGCGATGGCGAGGACGACCACTTCGAGAAGTACGACACCGGCCGCATCGCGGCTGCGCTCGGTAACACGCCCGCCGATGACAATGACGGCGAGAAGTGGTGTGGCCGTGGTTACCCGCAGGTCACGGGTGCCGCCAACTACGCGAAGATCGACGCCGCGCTCGGACTCGATGGTACGCTGATTGCCAACCCGGCGCTGATGCTGCAACCGCGCATCGCGGCTGACGGGATGGTGTGGGCCATGAAAGCCGGAGCCTTCACTGGCAAGGCGCTGAAGCACTATCTCCCGCCGAGCGGACTTGCCACGCGCGCCGAGTTCCGGGCTGCACGGCGTATCATCAACGGCATGGACCGGGCCGACGACATCGCCGGTTACGCGCTGGCATTTCAGGATGCGCTCGCAGCGGGCCAGTGGAGGGCGCACTGATGTTCGCCTCGCTCGGCTTCCGCATCGCTGGCGCTGCCGGCATCCTCGGCACTCTGTTGCTCGGGCTGCTGCTGATCGCCGCAAAGGGTGAAATCCGTCACCTGACGAAGGTAAATCAGGGACTGGAAGAACGCCTCGCCGTGTGTGTGGGCAACACCGCTGTCCTCGAAAACGCGATCGCCCGGCAGAACGCCGCCATGGCTGTGCGCGCCGCCGCCGACGCACGGAAGCTGGCCGACAGCACCGCGCGCCTGGCCGCCGTTCAGGCTGCACAGCGCCGCTCATCGAAACTGGACGCCGCCCCCAAGGGTGACACGCTGGACGCGCGAGTCCGCGACGTGGATGCGCGTCTGCTGGAGACCCTGCAATGACCACGACCCGCATGCCACGTTGGCTGCGCCGCTTCTTCGACGCAGTAGCCTTCACGATCGGCCTTGCTGGTTGCACGTCTCCGGGTGGAGATCGTGTCCGCACCGTCGAGGTAGCCGTACCGACGCGCGCCGAGTGCGTCCCGGCCAACCTTGGCTCGGCACCGATCTACCCAGATACCGATATTGCGCTCCGCGCGGCACCCGATGCCGCCGAACGCTTCCGTCTCCTCGCGCAGGGGAGGGGCGTTCGCGTCGTTCGCCTGGCCGAGTTGGAATCCGTAGTCGAGGGGTGCCGCTAATGCGCGACATTCTCGACCATGTGCCCGATGCCGTGAAGAACGTCGTCGATGCGCTCTCCCTAACCCTGATCTTAGGGACTCTCGTCGACGTGCTCCCCTCTATCGCTGCTGTTCTCAGCATCATCTGGTCTTTGATTCGCATCAGCGAGACAGAGACCGTTCGGCGCCTCTTCAAACGGAAGCCGCGCGACCCCGACTAGGAGGTCTATGAGCCACACCGACGAACAGGTGGCCGCAGTCTATAACGACATCGGCCGCTACCCTGACATCGCCTCCGTGGCAGCCGCGCTCGGCTACAAACCGGGTCCGCTGCGCAATCGGGTTGCAAAGATTCGCGTGACCGGGTCGCCGCCTCTCGTCGACAGGCGTGCAGCCTATGAGTCGAAGCCCTCCATGGCGAAAGCGATGCCCGTGCGTCGGTGGTTGCTAACCGCTGCACAGGACGACACTGCTGTCCATGCGGGCTTCTGGGCGAACCTAGTCGCCTATGCACAGGTCATCGGCGCCGAGATCCTTGTCGGCGGCTTCACCTACCAAAAGGGTCTGTTCGAGGATCACGCATCGCGGACGGCGGTTTTCCCTGAAACTGTGCGTCCGTACCTCCGGCACGAAAACGTCACCTGCGGCCCGTTGCTGTTCGCAGCTAAGATGAACATCCTCCCGACTGCTGTGCGGCCGCTCTCCGGCTTGGAGAACTACAGCCGTGGTGCGTGGGCCGTATTCCCGCACGCCAAGGTGCAGCTCGTCTCGGTGCCGGCGCTGCCCGGCAGTCATCCGGCCATGGTGATGACAACCGGTGCCTGTACGTTGCCGAACTATATCGAGAAGAAGGCAGGACTGAAGGCCGAGTTTCACCATCAGATCGGTGCCACCATTGTCGAGGTGGACGAATGTGACCGGGTGTTCTGCCGCCAGATCAGCGCCATTGGCGACGGCAGTTTTCAAGACCTCGACGTGATCGTTCGTAACGGTGAAGTGTCGCGCGGCCACCGGGTCGAGGCGATCACATGGGGCGACATCCACCGGGAGAAAATCGACCCGGTCATCGCGCGAACCTGCTGGGGGTTCGACGTGGCAACCGAGCAGATCGTGACGCGCGACTCGATGATCTCGGCACTGAAGCCGCGTCACCAGTTCTTCCACGATATTCTGGACTTCCGTTCGCGTAATCATCACCGACGCGGCGACCACATCCATGGCAAGCTGATGTCGGTGCTCGGCGCTGAGTCCGTCGATGATGAACTGTCGCTATGCGCGCGGTTCCTTCGCGCGACCCAGTTCGACTATTGCGCTAGCGTGGTGGTCGCATCGAACCACAACGACGCCCTGCTGCGCTGGTTACGCGAGACCGATCCTCGCTTGGACCCGCTGAACCTGAAGACGTGGTGCGAGCTGAACCTAGAGTGGCACCGCCGTATCGAGGCGGTCGATACCGAGTTTGACCTATTTCAGCATGCTCTGTCGCGTCACGATAGTAGGTTGCTCGACGACATCATCTTCGTGCCGCGAGGAGGCTCGTATCAGATATGCCAGGACCGTGGAGGGATCGAGTGCGGCGCTCATGGTGACGAGGGGCCGAATGGCTCACGCGGATCAGCGCTGAGCCTCAACCGGGTCAGCGTTCGCATGACGATCGGCCACGCCCACTCGGCGGCTATTCTCGACGGCGTCCATGTGGTCGGGCTGTGTGGATTGATGGATCAAGGATATAACTCAGGGCCGAGCGGCTGGAGTCACACGCAAGGCGTGACATATCCCAACAGCCGCCGGACCCTGATCACCCTCATCGACGGGAAATGGCGGGCCTAACCCGCTGCCGCGACCTTGATCGGCATCGCGGCCGGCTCGACGCCCGGCTTCACCTCAACACCGATCGCGCCTAGGGCGAACACCGCGCAGAAGCCGGTCTCCACACCGCCGAACTCACCGCCGCGAGCGATCGCCCGCACCACGGCACCGAAGATGGTCAGGTTGTCGTTGAGTTTCATAAAAGCCATCAGTTCGGAACCATAGTCCCGTCCCATAGCACAGGCGGCCGCGTAGTTTTCCGGTCGCTCGGGAGTCCAGAGATCGAGTGTGCCGTCCCCGTTACGGGTCACAAACGTCAAGTCGGCCACGGCGAACGATTCGGTCATAAACACCCCTCCTGTAAGTAAGTTCCGAGAAGATGCTGTTTTTTTTCCTACTCGTCAACCGAAAGTTGAGCAGCGACCCATTTTATTCCGGGTGCGGTGAGTCGATAGCCGACATCCCGGATCGTCAGCACCATCCCGGGTTCCGGCAGCAGCTTGCGCACGCGGCACATCTGCACTTGGACGACGCTTGTCGAGCGACCTTCTAGGTCTGGGGTCAGCCCCGGCATCCCAGCCACGATGCGATCGCGCGTCAGCGTTTCTCCATGAAGCGCGTACAGCATGCCCAGCAGCCAGGCGACCGCGTTGGTGGTCTTCAGCTTGCCGCGCAGTTGGTCGACCGTGTTGCGGTGCTCGTCGCCCGCCAGCAGGCCGCGCAGCCGGCGGTTCTCGGCGCGTAGATCGGCCAGTTCCTCGTCGCGAGCGATGTCGCGTTGGATGTCGATCAGCATAGGAGTGACTCGAAGTCGTCGGTGTCTAGGAGGTCGTCGAAACTGTCGGAGGTGTCGAGGTCGAAGCGCTGGCGTAGGAACGTCGCGTACTCCGGCTCTGCTTCCATCAGGATGCAGTCGAAGCCCAGCCGCCGGGCTGCCTCGCCCGTGGTGCCGCTACCGGCGAACGGGTCGAGCACGATCCCACCTGGCGGGGTGACGTGGCGGACCAGATGCTCGATCAGGCCCACCGGCTTCACTGTCGGATGCTTCGCGCCCGCACGGTCGCCCTTGGTCGCCTTGCCGTGGTAGATGATCGCATCGGCGTCCGGGCCATCGGGGAAGCTGTTGAAGAAGCGAGCTGCGGAGCCGGAGTCGGCATGGAAGGCACCCGGGACGCGCTCGCGATCGTTATAGGCGTTCTTGGTGGCGTCAGACGCCTCGGTGCCCTTCACCGGGGCTGCTGCGCCCGCCTGCGCCGGAAACAGCGCGACCACGTTGTCCGAGCCGTCGTGCATCAGGTTGGCGGGCCAGCGGCCTTGCTGGTGCGGCACGACCACGCGACGCTCGGTTTCCTCGGGGAAGATGTTGCCGCCGTTGCCGCCGTTGATGGACTCGCGCAGGTGCGGGTTCAACGCCAGGTTGCCGCCGTTGACGGTCTGGTGGGGCACCCGGCACCCGTCGATGTTCAGCGCCCCGACGCCGTGCTTCAGCAGGTTCAGCGCGCCCGTCTTCTCGGAGTAGGGCTTCTGCCCCAAATAGATCGGCTCCAGCGCCGGCTTCTGCGTCTGGGTGCCGTGCCGCCATCCATCCCAGCGCTGCGCTTCAGGGGAGCCGGGGACGTAGTTGCCGCGCTCATACTCACGGTCTTCCAGCTTCTCCCAGGTGCCGTCGTTGTTCTGGTCTGCGCCGGGTCGCATCCGGCGCACGGTCTCGCCCAGCAGCGTCTTCGATCCCTCGACGCCCATATGCTTGTCGATCGCCGGGCACGGATTATGCGCCTTCGGCATCCCCGATCCGTACACCCAGCCGTGCATCGGGTGCATGATGAACCCGGCCATCTCCATCGCGCACGCCTGCCAGTGGCCGGTGCGGCTGCCCGAGAAGGCGAACACGAAGCCGCCCGGCAGCAGGATTTCCCAGATCAGGCGCCAGAACTCCGGGTCGCGCTCGATCCCGGTGCCATCCCAGACCTTCCCCATAAAACCGGCCGAGGCGCGGGCGAACGCGCCATCAGTGCCGTGCTTCGCGGGAGCCGAACCTTCCTTGCCGAAGCGCTTCACGACGCTGGTGAGACCGTAAGGAGGGTCCGTCACCACGGCATGCACGCGCACGCCCTCGTCGATCAGCCGGCGCAACGTGGCGCGGTTATCGCCTTCGTGGAGGGTGACGCTACTCACAGCGAATCGAACCCGTCGTCATCGGCCAAATACGACTCCAAATCCGTCTGCACCTCGGCCGCCGGCCGCACGGCCTTCGGCATCCCGGCCACGCGTTGCCGCAGCGCCTCCGAGAGCGCAAACACCGGGTCGGTGTCCGTCGAACAGATCCAGCCGTCACTGGCGCGCAGCTTTACGTTCGCCTGGAAGCCCCGCTCACACGGCCACAGGTTGATCTGGACGCCGCCCTCGGCGAGGGCGCGGATGTGGTGGTCGAGGCTGCTCACTGCTTAACCCAGACACGATAGGTGCAACCGCCACGGCGCCGGATGGACACCCTGAAGCCAACAGCCACGAGGGCGTTGATCGCCATCCGCCAATGTGCCGGAGACGGGGCTTCCTTGATGCGAACGACGACCACGGTCAGATTAGACCCAAGGCTGCGCGATAGGTCTCCAGCAGAGCGTCCTGTTCGTCGCGGGCGTTCTTCTCCATCTTCCGGATCTTCACGACCTGGCGCATGGTCTTCACGTCGTACCCGTTACTCTTGGCTTCGAGGTACACATCCTTGATGTCATCAGCGACGCCCTTCTTCTCTTCCTCTAGGGTCTCGATCCGCTCGATCAACAGTCGAAGCTGGTCTGCCGCAACCGAGTCCGGCCCTTCGTTGTGCCCAATACCTGCCATTATTTCCTCCGTGTTAAATCAACCAATAGGTGAAACTTCACCCGCGAGCAAGCGATGTTTTTCGACCAAGGTGTCGGTCATCAGCCGGAAGTCCTCGTCGTCGGCCCGCCACTCGTCGGCCCGCTCTATCGCGTTATCAATAGTGGTCACATCTCGGTCGCCGAAGTAACTCGCCAACTCGCGACGCGACATCTCGGGGATCAGTTGCCGAGCAGCCCAGATGGCGGTGATTCGTGCCCGGACGATCGTCCCACCCATATCCCGGCCCAGGATTTCACGCCGCGAGACGCCGGGAAACCGTTCTGCCACCACGTCCCAGATCAGCGTGCCTACCCGTTCTCTGCGCGTCACCTTCTCCGGGTTGTCGAGTTCCGCTTTGATGGCCGAGGCGACGGCGCGAATCTCGGTCGCAGTCGTCACTTGGCCGGCGCGTTCCTTTCGATCGGCATGCTTCTGTAGATAGGCGATGATGCTGGCGCGCGTAGGGTCCACGGTTTATATCTCACTCAAAAGTTGACGAGTTACGCAGCAAAAATGCGCGCGTCAACCGCCCGCAGCAGATCCTCGACGGAAGCCGTGTTCCATATTTCCTGCATGTGGACGCCGTCCAGTTGACCTTCGCTGGCGTGGGCGCGTGTCACGGTCGCCTCGGGCCGCACGATCCGGTAGCAGTCGCCGCCGGCCGCCTGCACGGCGTCGTATTCGTTGGGGAAGCGCATGTCGTCGATGACGACGGGGTGGCCGAGGCTGCGAAACCGGGCGACGTTCGCCATGGCGAGGTCAACCCAGATCGACGGCCGGATCAGGTCTCTGCCGAATTCGGTGCCGAGCAACTGCTGTAACTTGCGACTCGTGATGTCGAAGACCGGCAGCAGTTCTTCCTTGCGGTCGCCGTAGACGCGATCCACGATCTCGTTGGCCGGCATTCCAGTCGCCTGTAGCAGGGCCTCGGCGGTGCGCTTCAGCGGGGTCGCAAAAGCTACCCTAATGAACCCGTGATGCTCGACCAGGTACTCAGCAGCGGTAGATTTCCCGGACCCCATGGCCGGGCTGCACAGTGCGATCAGTCTCATCTACAGATCCTCAAAGCTATCGCCCAGCAGGGCATCGAAATCATCGTCGGGGGCAACCACCCGTGGACGACCCACCAGTGCAGCCAGTGCCTCCCGAGTGTCGTCGGTCGCGCGGCCGCAGCGATTATGAGCGTCGGCCAGTGCCTCGATCACGGTTGCCCCGGTGCCCTTCACCAGCAGCACGGGAACCTTGTCGTCGCTCCATGCCCATGCCGGGTAGGTCCATGCGCCGCGCTTGCCGTCGCGATCGGGATGATCGAAGAAGAAGCGCGCGCGGCCACAGACCTTGTGGAAGGTCGCCCAGCCGGGCAGTTTCCGTGCTTCAGTCACCTCGGGTGGGATGCGATAGAACATATCGCACTTCAGCTTGAAGCTCACCGGAAGCCCCGACCCGTGGCCGCGCATGCCATGCCCAGCCAGAAGGTGCCGAACACGGTGTCGCGGCGCTCCCGTTCGCTCTCATCCGGGCTACCGTGCCCGATGAACTTGCGCCGCAACTTCTCCATCGAATAATCGGGGAGCATGGCGACCAGGTCTTCCAGTGACAGCTCACCAGTGGCCGCGCGCCCGATTGCGTGGGCTTCGGGGGTCATGGCAGCAGGTCCGCTAGATCAGGCAGTTCCCCACGGATGATCGAGGAGATCGTCAGCGCGATGTCCCGATGCTCCTTCTGGGTTTTCCGGTCACAGCGTAGTTCGAGATAGTGAACCCAGGAACGCAGTGTACCCGCCATATACAGTCTCGACGGTGTCATGCCTTCCGGCAGCACGGCGCGGGCGACTTCCTTGGCGATGCCCTGTGATAATGCCCACCGGTAGACCGAGTCAGCCGACCGATGAAGTTCGACTTGGCATCGCCTCCACTCGGCGTCGAGATCATGGTCATCCGTTTCCAGCGAGTTCTGCCGATCCTTGGTATCCTGTAGCCGGGCTTCCCGGATCACGGGCGGCTCGACCACGGCGGCATAGCGTTGGCTGAACTCCTGGAAGGAGAACGACCGGTGACGCAGGATCTGGCGAGCGATGTCGCGCGTCGTCTCGATCTCCATCGTCAGGCTGATCATCTCCAGCGGCGACCACTCCTTGCGGTTGATCAGCGACCGTAGCAGCTTGCCGCCGGTCTCGTGGCTGAGTTGGTTTGCCGTCGAGGATACCCGCGCGCAGAATGCGAGCAGGGAGGATGAATCGGGGACTTCGTCGATGACGGGTCGGGTGATACCGATCAGACGGACGCTCACGAAAACTTCTCCTTGAATGCGGCCCATGGGGAGCGGCCGTCGAACAGGCGTCGCAGCACGTACTGCCGGACAATGGAGACGATCGTGAACCAGCCGGTGATCTGGAGGTTGGTCGAGAACGACATCGGTATGCCGTATGCCCATGAGACCACCATCCACGTCAGCAGCGACAACACGAAACCGATCGCCGTGTTCGTGAAGGACTCCATCAGGGAGTCCACCCGTGACTGGTTCACCAGAAATCTCCGGACCAGAGTGTCAGTGCCTCGCCAACCGGCGACAGCGTCATCAGCCAACCGTGGTTGATCGTCAGCCGCATCCACCGTGGCAGATGATTGAGGACCGGTGCTGAGCGCCGCCGCAGGGCCAACCATGACCAGATCAGGCCAGCAAACTGGACGACCAGGAACACGGCCATGATCCACTGGGGGGCGGTCATGCTGAGACGCCCGTGATAATGCAGAAGACGCCGAGGGAAACGACCAAATCAGCCACGAAAGACAAGCCGAATGCACGGTTCACACCGGCATGATAGTTCCCTGCGTTCCCGAGTGCGACCAGGGCGGCGCCTACGAACAGCATCACAGCGGCAGTTCCATGAACCGGCGCTCACCGGCCACGGCCTTCCGATAAATCGGGGAGTCGTTCTTCGACGGCTTCCGCCGCGTCGACCGCACCATCGGCGGATGAGGCAGAGTCCGCATGACCGCGCGCACGGCTTCCTGCTGCAGGTCTGCCGGGTTCCGGTGTGGCTCGCGAGCCACCAGCATCGCAAACATCGCCTGCATGGCTCCGTCGATCCGCTGATTCCGTACGGTAGTGAAACCGGGCTGTACGGCGTACCGCTGCGGGTGCCGGCGTTGCTGTCTGTTGTTCATTGAAATATCCCCTTCCATCAAATCTTCTTGCCGCCGTCCGCCAGCCGGTTCTCGATCTTGTGATCTGCCCGGGATGCGTTGAAGGCCCGCTTCTGGGCGATCACGTGATCCAGGTCGATGCCGTGGATCTCGGCGAGCGCGAAGACCGTCATCACGGCGGTAGCCAGATCCATCAGGTATCCCGTCATGCGCCGCTTCCGGTAACCCTCCATCGCCGACGACACGAGACCGACCACCCACATCAACTGGGAGTCCATCGCCAGCGGCCGGAGAAAATCGGGGACCACCGGCAGGAACTCCGGCATATCGGCGCCACAGGACACCTCGCAGCCGATCAGATCGAGCACGCGGATCGCGAAGTCAGCCAGTTCGACATCGTACATCGGCAGATGTGGCAGCTTGTCGTCAGCCATGCCGCCGATCCCCTCGGCAGCCTCGGTCAGTTCGGTGACTGCGAGCATCATCATCTCCGGCCGATTGCGGCTGTGGACGATCGACGCGCCGGTTGTGATGTCGGTGTACCACCCGGCGATCACGTTCGACTGGTGTATCTCTACCGCTAAATCCTTCATTTCACTTCCTCCTTGGGCACGGTGGCCGTTCTTCATCAACACCCCAGCGCAAGCCGCATCTGGGGCAAACATATTCATCGCCCTCGCGGCGTTTCACGGGTCGACTTCAATGGTCGGGATGCCCATCTTCAGGGCTGTCGCGTGGCAGTGAGCCGTGCCGGTGCCGCCACTGAACACGACCAGGATCTGCGGCTCACCTGCCAGCAGCATCTCGCGGTTGCGGTTCAGCCCGGCCAGTTTGTTGTAGTGGCGGCCGTTCCTGACTCCGATGCGGCATGGCTGGGTGTCGATGTCGTCCCAGTTGGCCGGGTAGGGTGTGATCGCGATACCGCGCTCGGACGCCCATGCGGCTGCCAGTGTGTCGGCGCCGGCCGCCGCGCCGTGGATCAGTTCCGCGATCGGCCCGGCATCCCGGTTGATGCTATCAAGCGCCTCGAAGACACGCTGCCGGTCGCTGTAATAGCGGCCACCGGTTACTGCGATCCTCACCCGAAGATCGCCCAGAGGATCATCGCCCACATCAACAGGCTGATACCGATCGAATAGATGAATGGGTGACGTGCCATCTCGATTTCCCTTCGACTCGGACGTTACGAGTCGCCGCGTGACGTGTCAACCAAAAGGTGATTGTTTGTTCCCGAGCGTAATCGAGGAGGTGTAAATCGAGGACGTAATCGAGGAGTGGGAAGATAATCGAGGAGAGCGTAATCGAGGACTACCCCGCGACCTGGTTGCGCCTCACCCGGCAGCCCGCCGCCGATCGCCCCTAGACTGGCCGCCTGGTGCAGATCGCGTTCGCCCGGAATCGGTGTATCGGTGTGTTAGGACACTAGGACACCACGGCTGACGGGCAGCGGAGGGAGCCGGGCAGCGTCCAGCACGGCTGACGGGCAGCGGAGGGAGCCGGGCAGCGTCCAGCACGGCTGACGGGCAGCGGAGGGAGCCGGGCAGCGTCCAGCACGGCT